CTTGCCTGAACCAGGGCCACCAGCCATAAACACCGCTTTAAAAATATGCGGATCATTTACACCTTCAGTAAGTTCTTTTTTAGGTTCTTTATGGTCTATATACGCCTGTATAATTTTATCATCTATATCGTGTAAACGTTCCCAATCTGGATCGTCTACATACTCAATACCTGCTTCGCGATCTGCTTTCATATCGCCTTCGCGTAACTTCGGGGTAACTTGTGCTAACCACTCATCTCGTGATATACCAAGATCACCAGGCTTACCTAAATCATCTACTCTAATAGCATCTATAATTCTGTCTGCTCTGATATCTGAACCACTTCGTAATGCTCTGCCTTTATTAGCAACAAATGGATCTTCTGCCGGGTCATCATCCCAAATCTCATCTTCCATATCAATACGTATAATGGAAATGTCTTTATCTGTATCACGAAACTCCCAAGCCATTTTGCCTGCCCAGTTTAATGCATCTTCTGGATCATCAAATGCAAATATACCTGCTTCTTCGTTATATCTACTACCACCTGGGCCTTTAATCCATAAACTAGGCTGGAATTGTAGCAATCCTTTTTGCTTAATGCTAGGAACGTTCTTAGTAAATGTAGCATGATACAAATACTTTGGCATTGTTTCGTCGCCCGCCTCATAGATGTCTTTGATAAAGTTTTTATATACCATATTATCAGCAGAATAACCTGTCTCATATTTGGATTTGCGTTTATAACTGCGCCGATTTTTTAATACATTACGACTGACAAGATCATGTAGTTTCATATATGTATTTATTTCGATTATTACTTGACTGGTAAATAGAAACACTATATAATATACGTATGAGAATAGAAACAGACATTAAACTAGACTACAAAGACGTCTTACTAAAACCTAAACGTTCTACGCTATCCAGTAGGCGTAGCGTTACGATAGAACGTGACTTTACATTTAGACACTGGAATGACACTAGAGAATCATGGTCAGGTGTTCCTATTATGGCGTCCAACATGGATGGTGTAGGTACCTTTTCAATGGCAAACGTATTGCAAAACTACAATATGTTAACGATTATTAAAAAGCATTACACAATAGAAGATTGGGAAAATGCAGTAGGGCATGGTATGAGTTTAAGTAATATAGCAGTTAGCACAGGAACCAATGCTATATTTGATCCAGATGCAGAAGATTACAAAAAAGCACAAGAAATACTTACACGTTGGCCTGATATTAAATTTATTTGTATTGATGTTGCCAATGGCTATCAGCAAAACTTTTCAGATTTTGTGAGAGAAGTGAGAGAAAGGTTTCCTAAAAAGATTATCATAGCAGGTAATGTTATTACAGGTGAAATGACTGAGCAATTATGTATTGCTGGTGCCGATATTGTAAAATGCGGTATCGGGCCTGGCTCAGTATGCACAACACGAATAATGACCGGTGTTGGTATGCCACAATTAAGTGGTATTATGGAATGTGCTGATGCCGCACATGGATTAGGCGGGCATATTATAGCAGATGGTGGTTGCACAGAGCCTGGTGATGTTGCTAAAGCATTTGGTGCCGGCGCTGACTTTGTTATGTTAGGTGGAATGCTTGCTGGACATGATGAGAGTGAACTATCTGAAGTTGCAGGGCAATATGAGTTTTACGGTATGAGTTCCAATCGCGCAATGCAGGAACACGGCACACGTAAAGATGGATATAGAAGTTCTGAAGGGCGTCATATTAGATTAGATGCTCGTGGCCCAGTAGAACACACTGTAGTAGAAATACTTGGTGGTGTGCGTAGTGCTTGCACATATATTGGTGCTCGTCGTATTAAAGATATACCCAAATCTGCAACATTTGTCTTAGTTAATACTACATATAATACTGTTTACTTACAAAACACAGTAGGAGATTAACATGGCTTGGCAATACCAAATAAGGTTTACTTTAGATATTCCTGGAGAAATGCCTTCAGAAGTAACCTCATTATTAAATACTTACAACGCCGTTCCTATGTGTCAGTATGATTTGTTTGCTGGATATTGTAGAGAAGCTGAACAAGAAGGTGTTGAAGATTATCCATTATATAATTGGACTATAGATACTATTACTAATCCAAAGAAAAAAGAAAAATATCAAAAAGTTTATAGCATTTATGTAAATGGTGATGAGATATATGATAAAACTATTGCTGATGAAATAGAACAAGAATTATTGGCACTAGGGCATGTAGGAATAAACACTATCACTAAACACGATTCTAATCCTGCTAACAACCCACAGCCACCTTCACGCTAAATCATCTCCAAATATATTATCTGACACCCACGCATAAAACGGCGTTTTAAAGTTTATTACCCATTTGCCGTTTAAACTAATAGTAGCATCATTAGGTATGTGATGTATTAACTTATTCTCTTCTACATATAAATTAGGATTCTTAGCGTTATCTGCTATAAAATGAATATCATTGGTACAATCATAATACAAATTTTTCCCTTTTAATATATAACCGCTATTAGCTATATAATAGCCAGTGTATTGTGTAAACTCTCCTGTTACATTATTAAACACACGTGGGTTGTTTCCTTGTACGTTGCTGTGCCTAAAGTGTAATAATCTAAAATCTTCAATAATAAACACTTCGCCTCGCTTGTGCCGGCCGCGTCTATTGTCATTATTAATTTGACTATACGTGTAATATGGATTATTAGTGCAATCTAAATATACGTGACCACGTCTGTGTATTAAGTCGCACAAATCTATACCACATATATCTAAATATTTTATATTGACGCCAAAATCGCCCTTTACATAATCGTCAGGATATACAGCATTGGAATGTTCTATTATTAATGTATAGTCATTCTCTATGTTGTCGTCAATATCTACTTTGAATTTATAATGTTGTTCACCTTTCCATCCACCAGAATCAATCGACGTATTATATTGATCGCCTATATGCGGTACTTGTTCAATAGGATGTTGAGGAGTACTCCAATCTGCTAACGATTCACCACGTATTAATCCATCGTTACATAGTATCTTGTATTTTAAATCAGGAAACTTACTTCCAGTCCAATCAAAGGTAGTACTGAAGTGAACTGTAAAGGCCATTTTACTGCAATAATAGTTCTAATAACCAAAGATAAAGAGGTGTTTTAAAAGTGAAATTCATAGTAGATCCTGGCATATGAACATAATCACCAGTGGATGTATACCAATATCTGCCATCTATTATTTGTAATTTATCTGTTAATCCTTCCGGAACAAGATGATGTTGAATAAATCCATCATCTGCATAGTTCTCTTCCAAACATAATGGTACAGAAATTACACTAGTGTCATATATAAGACTTGATACAGATATTTCGTTAATTTCTATATCTCTCACAAACACACCAAAATCTTCGTTAAATCCTGTTTCTTTATCAAGTTCTTTGATACTATCAATATGAGTAAAATTCCAATTTGGCGATAACTTTAAATTATGTTCCATATCAACATCATCATCTAAGTCTACAGTAAATTCTGTTGTTACATATTTTTCATATTCATTTTTAGCATTCACCATGCCGGGATCGTCATCCGACAGGCCGGTCCAAGCAGGAAGTTGTGTATCTTCACTATCTTTCTTCACTATAAATTTTTCATCTATGATATTATTATCAAATTCAATTTTTAGCGTAGGACTAATGATTTCATCAACGCGAACTAAATGTTCTGGTTCAAAATATAATTTAATTTTAAAAGGTTCATTCATGCTAGTATTTATTTTAGTTAAAAAAATACGGTCAAATAATGACCGCATTTTTATATTTCTGAATAATTTTATAAATTATTCGATGTGCGTATTTGCCGTTTAGTTATTATTGATGCTACGCATCCAAGGTTCTAATGGACTATCAAACTGAAAAGTCCAGGATCCTTTGCCGCATATAAGGCCTGCATTATCAGGCCATTCACATTTGCTATATGTATATGATCCATATCCAAAATCTACAGTTTCAATACTACCTGCTACAAGAATATCGGTATCTAATAATATTTGCATAGCGTCATCTATATGAGTGTATATTTTTAGGTATGGTGCTAGTAACATATCTGCTAGACCATAATCCACACCTTCGATGTTAATTGATTCTAATTTAACGGATGGGGTTTCGTTTTCAGCTGCCAATAGATCAAATTGTACATTATGTGTACCAGGATTGCTTTCCATAGTATCAGTACATTGAACATGGAATGAGTGGCTAGGTCTATCCAAAGTAGGATCCTCATGACCACTGCCTATGTAAAAATTTTGATCAACGCCTGGTTCGTGTTGCGGCACAACACCATTTACTTTTTGAACGATACGTGATCTAAACGCATCCTCAGTAGTAAACGTAAATTTTAACCATTCTACCATTTTGTATTTTCTCCCACGGGTTTTCATGAAAACCAGTTAGTAACTGGTTGCTCATATTTATACAAAATGTTAAATTATATACGCAACTTCACTCGATTAATCATTGTTTCCCTACCACCAGTGTATTTGCTTACTTCGTGGCTTTTAACAAATCCAGCAATTTCAAATTTATCACCGGGTTCACTATTCATAGCAAAGTCATGGGTGAAGAATTTTACAACATTATTATCTTCATCAACACAGGTAACAATGGTACAATTATGATTAGGAATGTAACGAGTACTTACTACTTGAAGGTCAAAATTACATCTTTTGCCTTCCGTGCCAGTATAATCACTAACATCAGCAAGATCGCGTTCTACCTCTGCCGCTTTATCCCATTTTTTAGAATTGTAAAAGGCTTTGGGCAACGATGCTACCAATCCAAATTCATTAATTGGTATTCGTTCCTCGTTTATAACTTTAAGTATTGTTTGGTTAAAGTCACTCATTTTGCCGCTTAACTGCTTAAACAACAACCCTTGAAAGTAAGAGGTTATGTCTTCTGCCAATTCTTTATCCTTGGCAGTAATTTCCACCTCTCTCCCTTCCTGCAGATCATCATATGCGAGAACCATATGATCTCTGTTTGCCATTATTTGGACGCGATCCACGTTGCTCGATATACCTTTCTGATGCTCAACATGCTTTTCATACTTTGCATCTAACGCGGCATAGTATGCTTCTTGGCTCTTAATGTGGGTTCGTTTATTCAAACGATATGCGGTGCAGGCTAATTGAATAGCCAATGGCGTTTCAATCATTGCTTCACTTTTGCGATACATACGGTAAATTTTACCGGCAAATAATGTATCACGTTTTTTAAGCTTTCCCATTACGCCACTCCTACTAAGGCACGATCCCAAAAAGTTTCGCCCCAAATGTTTTCCATATCTGCGTCTACCGGAGCATACGCTGTTATGGCATATACCGCGGCCCGTCTCGCCGATGCATCAGCACCAGACTGTAAGGTGGATCGTAAATCTTCTATACGGTCCTCGTTAGATATGCCTCTGAAGGTTTCCATAACTCTACTGAAAACCTCGCCGGTAACTTCGTTTTCAAAGTCAACCAACACATCAAATCGCTGTGCCATTATTTCATCCCCTTGAGCGCGGCCGCCAGTTGATCCAATTGTTTTGCCGCCAACGCTTTCTGTACTGCTGAATTGGCAACGGCACGACACAAGGCTTCACGTTCCTTGTTGCGTTCATTTTTTTCAAAGTTTCTCTCACGTTCTATATCGCGGAGCATATCTGCTGGTATTGACATTTGTTTTCCTTGGGAGAAAGTGAGGGGCACCGCAACCTGGTTGGCACTGTTGAAAGAGTGTGGGTAATCCCATACCCCTCTTTTAATCTATACCACTATTATAGCATATCGAGCGATCTAGTCTATCTTTTATGGGCATGTAAGTACTTGATTTTATTGAAGATATATAAAAAGAAAAAGTCAATGAGATCAATGACTTACATTTTACCCATGAAAAAAGGCCCGTAAATCAGGCCTTTCCCCAATAAAACTTTTAATTAGTCCTTGTTAAAACACCAGTAAAGAACTGCTAAGGCTACTAAACCTACTAGTCCCTGACTACCTAGTGAACTAACTAGACCAGTAATATTACCGACTACGTCAACACCCAAGAAAGGTACTGTGCCGCCAAATAATACTTGTAATACTACGGATAGAGCAATTGCTACAACACCGACATCAATGATGCCACGTGCCCATCCTTTTACTTTACCTAAAATATCCATCTTATTTCATTTCTCCTTTGTTAAGTTGAGATAGAGCTTAAAATTAATACATATAAAAAGTGGGCACAATCCGTACCCACTCAATATAATGTTTTAATTATTGTCCGCCTTCAGGCCCACCTGTTGGGATCCATGCTGTCATTTCCCAATAACCTAGCCAATCACCTAGAAAGCCTACCACTAATACTGCGGCAACTATCATAGCAATTTTCTTTTGTTTATCACTCATTATTATCTCCTAATTTATTTCTCATAGTGTTCAAAACACTATCAGAATAGTTCCCGAACAAATCATTTATAAATGTTTTTTGCTGATCGCTTGATAAATTTGGAAATCGTTGACGAATTTCGGTGGCGCTTCGTGCCGGCTCACCCATAACATTAAATGTAATTGTTGGTACAGTAGTCACATAACTATGATCAGTCAGTGACTTCGCGTTATCCCACCCATTCCATCGTTGCATGTGTGCTGGTTGAAGATCTTTCTTAAGATTAGGACCTTTGGTAGGAAAATTGAATCTTGGGTCTTCTGCCATGTCTTTTTCGCTTACAGCGTATAACACGACAGTATTGTTCATATCGTACTTACTTGTAATCTCTTCTGCCTTATAAGGCTGTGTTGTTCTTACTACTACTTGTGGATCAATTCCTGTAGTAGATATCATTTCTCGTTTTTCTTCAAACGAAAATGGTGATTTACCTGGTTCTTGTTTTCCACTAGTTGCTATCCACACGTCAGCAGTTGCACCATATTTTCTTACTAAATCTTTATAAACGCTTGCGTGACCTTTGTGGAAAGGATGGAATCGTCCAGGATATATTACAACTAATTTGTCATTAGTTGCTTCTGTTAAACTTGCTTGTATTTCGTAATCTTCTAATGTAATTTGTTCTATTATCTTATCTAACTGGTCATCACTTAATTCTTCTGATAATGTAATCTCTACAACACTACCTTCAGGTGTGTCATATTCTGCCAAATCCATATAACTGTGTTCGTCATCGGACTCATACAAATTAGTATCAGTATTGGTCGCAACAGTTGCGGCGAAATTTGCGGTAGCCGTGTTGTCGTGTTCGTTTGTAATTAAGCGAATAAAATGGGTCATAAAATTAGTAATTATAAAGGACTTTGGTGACAGAGCCTGCTGTCATTCCCGTTAGTGCGGCACGAACCCAAACAAAGTTACCTGTATAGTTGTATCCTTTGTTGGACGTTTCTGCGGATGCGTATGTTGCACTAGTAGCATCTACATCAAACCAATCATCTTTAGTTGGTGTTGATGCTAGGGATGCTTGCATTTTAACAACTCCTATATATGCATTTAAATGAAATGCTGAAGTATGCAAACCATCAGTATAACCATAATAACCATCTGCTTTTTGTTTTCCACTATAAGCACCTTGATGATCAACTGTTACACTTGCGCCTGCCGCTTCTGTTGTTACTGTCTCTAAAACAGTGAGAGTTGTTGCTGTAGGTGATCCGCTGACAGTAAATGTTGCATTATTACTTACACTACCTGTAACTACAACAATATCACCGTCTACAAAGTCAGTGAATGCTATAGTTCCAGTATTACTGGATACTAAAGTCTTATTTGTTGCGTTAAAAGTAACTACTGTGCCAGCCTTATTCGCAATATGCGATTTACTGGGGAAAAGTATAATACTATCTGCCATGTTATTCCTTTATAATTTCAATTAGTCTTCCGGCACCTACTAATTCTTGAACTACGCCTTCTAAAGTACCAACAAACTCCTCGTCCATAATTGGGGATTCGTTCTCGCTATCTTTGAGTAATTCACTAACTTTGATTACTACCATATCTTCATTGATCTTAGCCATGCATATATTTATACGATTTTGGCTATAATTCGGACTCTAAAACATACTTGATAATGCGTATCGGACAACGTGTCAGGAACATTTTGCTCATCATTAGCGTTGTGTCGTCCTCAATGTACATAAAACCTTGATCTAACCATAATTGTGGCTTATTAAAGTACATTTTTGTTTTTCTAGAGAATCTAACAGCATCGCCCTGTGCCTCTCCCCAATTTAATAGAGATTTTGGAATTTCGTGTGTTGTAGTATAGTTATTCATTATAACTTTATAACGATATCTATTATATGGTAAATCTTTAACTATTATAGAATCTTTGCTATTTAATAAAAATGGAATAGCATCAATTTGAGGGCGACAATCGACATGCAAAAATTCATTAAATAAGTATATAAGGTTTTCATGCAGATCTAATTTATTTGTAAATATACTTACACTGGGCTCTGCTACTCTTAACAATACAGTTTTATCATACCTATACGGTTCTAATATTTTAGCAATATGAAGTATCTCTTTTTCATTTTCATCATACTTGCCAATAATATTTTTTAATAATGTTGCTCGCCACGATGAAGATTTAAATTCTTGAATATGTGTTTTTATATCAGATGATGAATAATTAGTTCTTAATACATAAACACCAGGAAGAATATATATAGACTTGTATAGATATTTATTATACCAAAGTTTAGTTGTTTCATCCTGTCTATGTTCTGGAATTCTTTTAAAATCATTATAATAATGCATCGTCTTTTGGTTTAAAGTTATCTATAACAATATATCCTTCTTTATTTACTACTTCATTTGGTATTTTTTTAGCAGGGGTAGTCCCTGTGGTAAATAATAATTCTTCATTACTATCTATGTCTATTTCTAATATAACATCATGTATTTGATCGAATAGTATTTTATGTGCTAATGATGTTTTTATTTTTTCATTAATTACTCTTGCTAATGGACGAGCACCCATTTTTGGATTCCATCCTTTATCTAACAAATATTCTTTTAATTTAAGTGTAGGTTTGATTAATATATTTTTCTCTACTATTAAACTATTAAGTTCACCAATAAACTTATCAACAATTAACAACATACTTTCTTTACTTAATTTATTAAACTTCACTATAGCGTCAAGTCTATTTCTAAATTCTGGTGGGAAGAATCGTTCTACTGCTACATCATCTTCACCTTCTTTTTCTAATCCCGCAAATCCAATTGCGTTCTTTTCCATTTCGGCCGCGCCTAAGTTTGATGTCATAATTAACACAACATTACGCATATCAACTCGCTTACCATTACTACCACTTAAATAACCACCGTCCATTATTTGTAGCAATACATTGGAAACATCTTTGTGTGCTTTTTCAATTTCATCCAATAGTAATATAGCATGTGGATCTTTCTCAACATCATTAAGCAGTTTACCACCTGCCATTTCTGAATCCTCAAATCCAACATAGCCTGGTGGTGCGCCAATTAGTTTAGCAACACTGTGACGTTCTTGATACTCACTCATATCATAACGCAATAATTTCACACCTAAATATATTGCTAGTTGCTTACATACTTCGGTTTTACCTACACCAGTTGGACCTGTAAACAAGAACGATGCTGTAGGTTTATCAATGTCCTTTAGTCCTGCTTTAGCAATATATATTTTCTCACAAATTTTATCAATTGCCTCATCTTGACCAAATACAACTCCGCGCAAGTTGCCTTCTAAATGAACAACGTTATCTGATTTTTCCGTACGTAATTGGTCAATTGGCATACGTGCTATTTTACTTACTTGCTGTAAGATATCTTCGTGATCTATTATTCTATTTGTTTTTCCACTCACTGTGCGTTTAGCACAAGCAGTATCTATTAAATCAATTGCCTTGTCTGGCAATTTTCTATCTGCAATAAATTTAATGCTTTTGTCCACTGCTGTATCAATTGCTTTATTAGTAATTTCTAAATTGTGAAACTCTTCATAATATTTTTTAATACCAATCAATATATCAATTGCTTCATCACGAGTCGGCTCATCAATGACTAATCTAAAGAACCGTCTCATTAATGCGCGATCCTTTTCAAAACTTTTTCTATAATCTTCCCATGTTGTGCTTGCTATAACTTTAATATGTCCACGTGATAAAGCAGGTTTTAGCATATTACTAAAATCAACACCACCACTTCCACTACTGCTAGTACCAGCACCACTCATCATGTGTGCTTCATCAATAAACAATATTACATTGTTTAATTTTTCTAAAGCAATAATAACGTGCCGAACCTTTTCCTCAAATTCACCTCTATACTTACTGCCCGCTAACAAAGCACCAATCTCTAAACTATAAATTGTGTTATCTATTAAATTAGAAGGAACATCTTTGTGCTGTATTCTATACGCTAGTCCTTCTACTACTGCTGTTTTACCAACACCTGGTTCACCAACCATTATAACATTATTTTTAGCTTTACGTGCTAATGTTTCAGATATATCATTTATTTCATCCATGCGTCCAATAACAGGGTCTATTTTACCTTTATCAACTAGGGTATTTAAATTAGTGCAGTATTCTTCAAGAATTTGCGTTGCTTTATTAGCAATATTCTGTTTTTCATCATCTCCACAATAATGTATATTATAAAAATCTATTAATTTTTGTGTTTCTATATCATATTTGCGTAATACCCATGTAGCATAAGAATGGGGTTCATTTGTAATACTAATATACAAATCCATTATTTGGAATTTTTGTCGCCCACTAAATAAAACCTGTGTGAATGCTCTACTAAATACTCTTTCTAATGCATGGGTTTTCTTAGGTTGACTAACACTAGTGTCAACAATATCCACAAACCGTGTATTGAGTATAATATGTAATTCATCATGTAAAGCCGTCCAATTAGCACCAAAGTCTATTAGCATTTGTTTGAAAGTATCAGTTTTCAATAAAGCTAACAATATATGTTCGACAGTTACAAAAGAATGATTGTGTGTTATAGCAATTTTAACTGCTTCTTCTACTATTGCTTCAATTTCGGGATTACTATCAAACATCGTATACGCTAACTCTGTCGTTAAAGGTAATACCATTTAAATGATCTAGTTCATGCAAATAACATCTAGCAGTATATCCACTAAGTTCTTCATCACTCCATTTATTACCTAGATAATCATAATACTCTATTTTAATCCAATTCGAACGTTCTATTTCTAAATGTTCTCCAGGAAAACTTAAACATCCTTCTGTATCAATATTAGTTTCTTTACTACTTTCTAATACTGATGGATTAAAAAAGTATTTAAATTTATTTTGCCAATCTTCACTAAACATTACAAATAAACGTTTACTAATTCCTATTTGCGGAGCTGCAAGACCAATACCTTTGTTTTCTACCATAAACGCCATCATCATTACTGCAAGTTTCTGTAGTTGGAATGGTTTATCAAACACAACAGGCTTCGCCTCTTTGTGTAAGACACGTTTAGTAAGTTTTATTTTTCGCTCCATGATATATTATACCCAACCAAAGGCATAAGCAATGCCTACCTCTAAAGACAGGACAACTGCTAATGTGCCAAAAGCTGTTAATAAGGCAAATGGAATATACTTCCAAGCACCTTTAGGTTTGGCTTTATCACAACATGTTTCTTTCATACAAATATTTAGTTACGATGATTTAAGTAAATCTTGTATTAGATTCTTTTGATCAGTAGTTAAATTTTTAGGTATGTTAATGTTTAATTGTACAAATAGATCCCCATATAAATTACTATCCATAACAGGCATTCCTTGTTGTTTTAATAATAACTTGCTATTGGGTTGAGAACCGGGAGGAATTTTTACCTTTAATTCACCACCTGTAATTGTAGGTAATATTTTTTCGGCACCGAGCATTGCTTCAAAACAATTTAATTCTATTACAGTAAATAAATTTTGTCCTTGGCGTTGATATGTGTTATGATTATATACTTGAACAGTAACTAACAAATCACCAGAAGGCATATTCGGCATAGCCCTATCACCCAATTCACGCATACGCAAAGTTGTGTCGCTTATTACACCACGTGGTATAGTAACATCTATTGTTTTTAATTCATTAGATGTGCGATACTCAAGTCGTTTATTAACTCCATTATATGCTTCTTCTAATGTTATTGCTATTTGTATATGAACATCTCTATTGCGTTGTTGTCGCTGTCTAAAAGGACCACGTCCACCAAATACCTCTCCAAATACTTCTTCTATGTTTATATTAATAGGACCGGCGCCACCAGTAGACCATACAAATGGACCTTGTTGTCCGCCAAATTCTTGCGGACCACCGTATTTGCGTAAATGATCATACTCTTCACGTTTATCACTCGTAAGGATATCGTTGGCTTCGTTTATTTGCTGAAACTGTTTCCCATCACCGCCTTTGTCGGGATGATGTTTCATAGCCAACTTACGATATGCTTTTTTAATAGCCGCAGGCTTTGCGTCTTCGCTTACGCCTAGTATTTCGTAGTAATTTTTGCTTGCATCCATATACTATGTAATTATAACATATCTTTATGGAAAAGTCTAGTCAGGATCTTCTTCCGGAATCCATTCGGTCCATTCTATATTGTCTTCATTCCAGTCATACACTTTGCCATCGTTAGGATAAGGTATAGATGATTCCCAAAGACAAGTTGACTCATCTAACAACCAACTGTCATAAGGTTTGGGTGGGATAAAAGCATCCCTAGTTGCATCATATGTATAACCAATTCCCGCATAGTTTTTGCGGAGCCTGTTTCACCACTATTAAGTCGTATTAGTGGATCAGTAATGTTAGTAACATCAAAGTTGATTTGTCCTGCTCTTGGTCTTGGTCTTGTTAATGCCATATTTTATTTCCTAACTATATAGTGTATCTATAGGTACCCACGCACTACCATTATAACCTTCGAAACGCGTCGTGGTACTATTAAAACGCATCATACCTGTTTCTGGAGTACCAGGTCGTTGTGCTGTAGTTCCTACTGGTATGATTATAGCATCTGTACCAGTAACGTCTAATGTTGCGGCAGGTGAGGTAGTTCCTATTCCAAACTTTCCCGTTGAATCTACAGTCAGTCTGTTTATTCCTGCGGTCATATCGTCAATATGAAACTTTGTTGCATCTACATTTATATCATACTTATGATTGTCCGATGAGTCCTGAATACGAAGTTGGTTTGCCACACCCTTTAAATGGAGTAGTTGCTCTGGACTTGTAGCACCTATACCAACCCTTTCCGATGAATCAATAGTAACTGCTAAAGCATTAGCATTGTCATCAATACCAGTGGATGCAAAATTAGAAATAGTACCAGCATCTATCTTGTTTCCTGATAGAGCATTATTTGCAACTTCTGCATCTGTTATTACGAGTGTTGCTAATTTACTTTGTGCTATTGCCGCACTTGCGTTCACTTGAGAATTAGTAATATCAAGTGACAATTTACTTTGTGCTATTGCCGCACTTGCATTAACGTCAGCATTAACTATATCTAAAGATGCTAATTTTGTTTTAGCAATCTCGGCTGATGCATGTATATCCGCATCAATAATTGTTCCATCTTCGATTAGGCCACTAGGTACTTTTGTTAATGCCATCTAAATTGATTCTCCGATAATACATGTATTTATACGTATATTATAAAAGGCCTTCTCTTTTCAGATCTTCCTGCGTAGCATTAATACTTGCGTGTAATACTACCATCATATGATCTATATTCTCTTTAGTTAATGTCAATGGTGGCGAAATAACATTTAAATGACCAATTGGCCTAATGATTACACCACGGTCTTGTGCGTGATTTGCTATCCTACTGCCAATATCTACACTTGCTGGAAATAATTCTTTAGTATGGCGTGTCTTAACAAATTCCATACACAACATATAATGACTACCACGTACATCACCAACCATGTAATGTCCACGCATATGTTGTAATTGTTCTTCAAAGTATGGACCAACTTCACGTACATGTTCAAGTATTTTCTCGTCTTCCATTATTTTAATGTTAGCAAGTCCAGCGGCACACGCAACAGGATGTCCTGCGTATGTAAAGCCGTGTGTAAATAATGCGCCTTCTGCTTGAGCGCCATCACTGATTACATCGTAAATTTTGTCTGATATTATAGTTGCTGATAATGGAATGTAACCTGATGAGATGCCTTTAGCACTTGTTATAATGTCAGGCACTATATCAAATATTTCTTCGGATGCAAACCAATGTCCTAAACGTCCAAAACCTGTTACTACTTCATCTGATATGTATAACATATCAAACTTTTCACAAACTTCTTTCATGCGTTTGTGATAACCTGGAGGGGCAACAATAACACCACCTGCGCCCATAATAGGTTCAGCAATAAATGCCGCCACATTTTCCGATCCAAGTTCTAATATTTTTTTCTCAAATTCTTTTACTAATTCATTACAAAATATTTCTAATTGCTCTTTAGTTGGAGGACGGTCACCTTCTATACCTCTATAACAATTAGGTGCTGATATATAATATACTAAATCAGGAGCAATATCAAAACCAATGTGATCATGCTGTGTACCTGTTAGTGTCATTGCCATGTATGTGCTACCATGGTATGAGTCTAAACGTGAGATAATTTTCTTTTTGTTTGGCTTCCCACGTTTATTATTATAAAAATGTATAATACGTATTGCTGTATCATTTGCTATTGAACCACCAGTGCCAAAGAATACATGATTTAAGTCACCAGGTGCTATCTCCGCTAATTTTGCCGCTAATTCTGCGGCGGGTGGTGTAACTGTAGGACCAAATGTTGCGTAATAAGCAATCTCGTCTATTTGATCAGCAATTGCTTTCTTCATTGCTTCGTGTGCGTAACCAATGTTTACACACCATAAGCCAGCAATACCATCTAAATACTGATTACCATCGCTATCATATACATAATTACCAAGAGAGTTTGCCATTACTAATGATTTTTCATGATTAGCAAAATTTGTCCATGGGTGTATGTTATGATCTATATCTTTTTGTTGTAAATCTTTTGTGTTATATTTCACTATGCTATCCTTTGATCAATAATTAAGGTGTCCTCAAACCCCTCAATATACATAGTAACTCTATCGCCATGCTTTAGATATAGTTCTGGTTTATCATTGAATACTGCATTGCGTTCCATTAAGCAACCAAATCCATCCATACGCACAGAAGAACTTACTGTTCCACTGCCAATTAATGTTCCTTCGCTTAATGTTCTAGTTTTTGCCGCGTGTTCTATCAAGTCAGCAAAACTAAATGTCATCTGTTGTGCTGTATTTATTTTTCCAACACGTTCTTCATTTAACTCAATTATCATGTTTGCGTGTAATTTACAATCTGTATGAAACATTCCTTTTATTTGTAGTGTTTCATGGCAATATTTGCCTAACGCACTATGAGGTTTGCTTTGGAAAAATCCAAATCCTTTTGCTAATTCTGCGGGTATTAATTTACGTAAACTAATGTCGTTTATAATAGTAATATACTTAATGTGTTCATATGCTTCGTCAGCAGTAGTGCCTAACGGAACTTCATCAACAATAACACCTACCTCTGCTTCAAAGTCTATTCCATATTCCTCAGGGAATGGATGTATGTTTTCATTCCACAATAAAAATTTGTCACTAACGCCTTGATACATTAATGGATCCCAATTAAAACTATCGGGCATTTTTGCTCCACGAGCCGCACGTAATCTCTCCATATGTATAAGATATGCACTACCATCACAAAATTGTGTTATATTTAGATCACTCGTCAGTGTGTGTTGTATTTTCATTTTGCATATTACATGTTATTTCTAATCGTAAATTGTTTGGATCAAAAAAGTATATACTATATATCCAATCATCGTGATTAGTTGGGCCTATAACATCTAGTCCTCTTGATGTTAATTCAGCAAACCAAGCATCTACATTCTCAACAGTACCAACATCAAATGCAAAATGTACTACCCAATCTTCGCAATCTGTTGTAGTTGCTTCGCCATCGCCTAAATCAAAAAATGCAATGCAACTTTTGTCTGGCATTTGGAAAAATATGTGTTTGTATGGAGCATATGCTCCGGTACTTGGAACGTGATCTTTTTCTATAGTATGGACGTGGGGTAACCCCAATACATTAGTATAAAATTCTATTGTTTCATCTGCATCTCTACACTTCCATGCAAAATGGTGTAGTTGCTTTAATTTCATATTATATGCGCGAAGTTTTTTCTACCGCGATCGCCTCGCGTTTTTCCATGCCGCGTGTCCATGCCGCCGCTCCAAGTATAGCACCAAAAGCAATATGAAACAAGCCACCACCTTGTAATGTTAAGGACTGCCAGTCGCCTTTATTCATCATAATATTTAATGCTTCAGACTGTTGTTCAACTGGCATCTGCAATACATACTTAAATATCTCTGCTAAATCGTGTGGTTGTGCTTGTACATAATAAGGTGCAATAATAAAATCAAATATACAGATAGCCAAATATGTTAATGCAGCTATTGGACGCCATAATGAACGCATCCATTTAGCAATAGGACCATTAGAGTTGTTGCTTGCTATTGGTGTTACTGATAAATGTTCTGATACCGCAGTTTCTCTAACTGCTGTCCTGGTTCTTGTCATAGTTCCTCGTTAAATTGAATGTAGTAATACCTTCATCCTGTACAATATTACTTATCTTAATTGTCGAGTCAGTTCTTGTGATTACTTTTGCATACAAACTATCCACTAAGTGGTTGCGAAATCCTCGATATGTTAAACTACGTCCATGCGACTTATCATTAATTCCGTTCCTAAAATCACCAATTAAAACAACATCAGTACCTGTGCCACACACTCTTAGTAATTCTGATATGCTTTTTTGCATAAGTTCCACATCACTATTGTCAAATGGTAAACAATTAACTAATTTTAAACCATTTATATTATATGCATGCCAGTGTTGAATACGATCATCAGTTGAGCAGTCAAATTTATACACTTCACAATGATAACAGTTCTGTTTATCTACCATTGGAGTGTTATTAGAAATAATACATAGACCGGTATCACCATTATCTATCCATTGGTGGTATGCCGTCAATTGGCTAGCAATAGGATACGGAACCTGTTGCAGAAAGCACAGGTCATATTGGCCTAAGATTTCCTTAGGAAATTCGCTAGTGTTTCTCCAATGAACACTAGACGTCAGGATCTTTAGTGTCTGCGTGTTCATTTTCGTCTTTCAAAATTTCTACATCAGTTTTCTTTACTATATGTGTTAATAGACGATCTACTTTTTTCTGAAACCAAACGCCCATTTTGGTATCTTTAAACCACATCCAAAATGCTGACGCTATTACGTTCAGTACGATAACTTTGATTAAAACCCACATGCATCTATTTATATGGGTTTATTATAATTTACTTGAATTGTTTGTTGTGTTCTATAAGAGCGTTATCTTGGTCTTTGTAGTATTCTTCGTAAGCAATAATAATTGCTTGCTGTTGTTGAACTAGTTTTCGAATAGCGGCCATGTTGAGAGATAAATTCTCATAACCAGTATCGGTTAAACCAAATATTGCTCCATCTACGCTTTCTTTAGATAATTTGTGAAAAACATCATCTACATTTTCTGGTGTAACAATAATCCATTTAACTTCTCTCTGATTAATTGTATCTGTACTTGGTAAATTTAATGGAACACGTACTGCTGGTTTTACTTGTATTGCTACTTTAGGTGGATTAGTGCTACACCCTGAGAGGGCAAATGGGCCTAAAGCAAGTATAGATGTACCTACAATAATTTCTTTTAACATTTACTCGTCCTCCTTGGGATGATAGTTTGGATTGGCTACAGATGGACATTCTGTATTAATTTGACTTGGTTTTGTAGCAGTAATTTCTTTATTAGTTAAAGGACTACCACTGAGTATTTCAAAGCATCGCAATACCCTAGCAGATGCTTTACTTATTACTCTTTCAATTAATTTTGGTTTATTCTCAGCAAGTTTTCCAATGTCGCGTGTACCAAAATTAGCAGATAATTTACCAAATCTACCTACTAGATTGTCATAATCTTTTTGTGATTGTGCAAATCTTTGGTTTAAGTTGTCAACTACTTGTTGAATTTTTTCTCTGTCTCTGTCAGCCTGTGCTATTGCTTCATTTTGTAATGCAATTTTTGTATCTCTAACAGCTGCCTCGGCAATTAAAACGGCTTTTTCCTGTTGGGAATTTTGGTAGTACATGTAACCACCACCGCCACCGATGCCCATGATGACTATTAGAATCATGACTATGTATGACATAATTAACTCCTGCGTATAATAATATGCTACTATTATTTATTACTTCATAGGTACGCGGGCGTTAATTCTGAGTTGTTGTAACTGATCTTTAATATTTTGCTCTTTTGCTAGAAAAGAGTCATATTGTTCTGGGGTAACTGGAAGTGTGTTGTGTAATTCTTCCATCGTTAGTGTTTTACTGCTTTTATAATGTTTAAATGACCAATTATCAATGCCTGTTAGTTTTTCAACACCTGTTAACATTTCAGATAATACATCTTTGAATGTATCTTTACGTTCAAACTCTACAAATACAACGTAATCACCATCAATATTTTCACTTGAAATATTATCAGCATCTATAACATCTGTATAACCACGCTCAACAAATGACATTAAGTCCTTTGCGGCATCATTATTTTTAACTTCCATTGCTAATACAATAACATCCTTATCTTCACCTAATTTGCTTTTATGTTTATCTACAAAAATTGTAGAATTTACAAGATCTGCCAAATCTAAAGCATTGAGGTCTTCATTAATTGGAGATTCGCCTAAATGAGTTAAGTCACTTGAAAAATCACCACCAATTTCTTGTGTTGTTATTGTATCTGTAACAGGTATAGTAGGATCTGCAGATATTACTTTTCTTGCTGTTGTATTTGATTTTGGATCGTTTGTTGTTATAGTAGTTATGTCTGGTTCCCCATCTACTCTTTTTGTAACAGTCTTTTTTGTAGGCCGTAAATTATCACGTATTTTAGCAATATTTGCTTTTTCTTTTATTTTCTTTTTAGCTACATTACTTAAATTATCTTCTAAAATTTCTCTAAAATTTTTCATTAGATCATTCCTCCTTCCATTTCTGGCTCCATAGCCATTTCTGGAGCGGCCGCAGCCTGAGCAAGATTTTCTTGTTCAGCTTGTTCAATATCCTCCAAATCTAATTTTTCACCTTCCAACTCTACATAACCACGTTCAATGTTTGTCATTAACTTGCGTGGAATTTTAATATTAACTATCCAAATTGGCGTTTCTTTAGTTTCAACTTTTTGATGAACTTCTTGTTCACCTGCTTTCTTTGGATATACGTTTAAGTCTTTAATAGGTTTTGTTAATTTAGACTTTCTATATGTTATAGTAATATCATAGTCTAGTAAGCGTTTTGCGCCAAGGGGATTGGGCATTAACTTACGTGGCCACATAAATTCACATTCTACAAAATAACGAGAATGGGTAGGACCAACAACTAATTCACCCTTATCCCAGTTTTCAAACACATATAAATCAAGTGTATCTAAAACACGTTCAAAATCTAGTAAATTTTCTAATGCGTTGTTACTTAAATAGATATTTTTAGTATTATCTAAAACGTCATATAATTCTATTTTATTGGCCATAATCTTATTTATCCAATTTACCCCATTGAATGTTATTCCATAAGCGTTCATAGCCATAGTATAAAACCATTGTCAATATAGCACCTATTGTTAAAAGACCTGTTGACTTCCATGAACCTGTTACAGCATATGCAAGTATCGGCCAATATATAAAATTAAATACACGCCATATAATTGTTTTAACTAATGTTCGTTTATGCGAGTCAGGCATTCGTCTCCGTCCAATATATCTTGTGTTTTGTTTGTTATAGTTCCAGTGCATTGTAAAAGACATCGAGGTTCCCACCCTGCATTAGCGGTGGCGTGTGGCATATTTGCCCAATCAAACCAAAACACATCTCCTGCTTGCCATCTGCATAAACTTGTGCCAAACTGTATAAAATGGCCAGGCTTCCAGTCTTCTAAAAATATTAAAAATCGGGATACTTTAGATGGATCATCATTCATTTCATATAGCTTATCAATATGTAAATTGACCATTTCACCTGGATATTGTATATGAAATGCTGTTTTAGAGTTTAATAACCCTAAACAATCTACCATAGTTTGCCATATTCCAGTAATGTCTCTTGAGCGGCGATACATGACTGTATCAGGGTTTTGACCAGCTCTAACTAAATCATTAACTTCAGTATCTAAACTAGCATCACTATTATGATAATTTTTCTTTCTAGTTTTCCAAGTAACTGGCTCAACACTATTTTTAATTTGCTGTAATTCATTGGACCAGTCGCCTATAAAACGAGTAACTTTTTTAAAATCAGTCTCTTGACTAGGCAAACTCCATTCAAAATGATAGTTACTTTGTGCTTTGCCAAGATCCCAGTTGCTTTCCATACTAATATACTCCATCAAATATAAAATAATCTACAGTAAATGTTAGTTCAGCACCAATAAAAACTGCTAACCAATAATTATTTAACCAATCCCATAACTGCTTGATTACCCACCAAGCACATAATACTCTAATAGAGTATACCACATCAGCCCATATTATGTCAAGCCATAAAAACGAATCTGCTTCAAAATAGTTGTAAAATAGGATATTGTCAGCTAAAAAACTTAATTGGGCCATAAAGAATACTGCCCAATAGTAAGTTATATATTTGTTTAAGAACTTAACTATTGGTCCGGAAACAACCAATCTATAAAGTACATAAATTATATTAGTGACAGCTAGTTCTATCATACAGCGCCTTTCCGGTTACTTGCTAACTTTATTGTTTTATCTAATTTTGATTCTGCTTGTGATATGTATTTTTCATTAGCATCTTTAGATAATATTTCTGATAGTTTAGCATCATCTATTGTTACTTCATTTGGTAACAATCCTAGTTGTTTTTCTAACCATTGTAAATATCTTATCTCATACAAGTATAATAACTCTTGACTAGCAAATACTGTTTTATGGTTAAGTGTTATACTAACTAACTGTTTTATAAAAAACGGTGTTGTATGTTTTCCTCTTACACGTTCTTGCTGTAATTTTACAATATTACTATCTCTTCCTATTATAAGAAATTGAATTCTACAAAACTTCCTTGCTACTTCTATAAAACTATTATATGCTGGAATAGTTTCTACGCCATCATCAAAATAAGGACAACTAATACTTGTAATAAAATAATTGCTTTGTTCCCAATCAAATTCATTTAGCTTTGATGGATCTTTCCAACACTCTGCGAAAGGTTCTAAATCATGACCTTCCCAATACTTTTCTTGTAGTTTAGGCCATACAAATATATTTTTATTTTGTCCTAATGCTTTGCTGAATAAGTGATTACCACTACCTTGTGGTCCTGTCATTATTGTTAGTATTGGTTTCAACGTTAACAAGACTTCTTACGCTAGTGTCCATACTGTATCACTTGATCCATTAGCAATAATCTCTCTAGTCTTTTCAGATTTTAGTCCTGTAATCTGGATAATTGGTCTTGGGAAATTACTAGCATTCGCTGTGGCGTGTGGTGCATTTGCCCAATCAAAGATATGTGCCTCGCCAGCTTTCCATCTTTCATAGATAAAATTACCATACATATAAAACTGTCCTGGTCTCCAATCATCTAAGAAAAATGCAATACGACATATTTGTTCTGGATCATCAATACATCTATCCCATAGCTTATCAATATGTAAGTTAAACATTTGACCTGTTAATTGAACATGGGCTCTATATTTTAACTCGTCTTTACTGCCTATTACCCCAAAGTGTTCTTTCATTTTAACAAGCATTGGATAATCTTCTAACTCATCTTTCATATTTGTAAGCATAAGTTTTTTAGGATCTCCGCCTCCTTGTTCAATATCGTATTCTTCTTGTTTTAGCATTGGAGATTCGTCTTCTTTATCTCCATAGAATTTACGTGATTCCCAATTAATTGCTTTAGTTGAATTTTCAACTAATCTATCTCTATCTTCTTTCCAAAGTTCAGGATTATCAAATCGGCCTAATACCTTAAACCATTCACCTTCTTTATCTTTAACGTTATCATCAAAATGATATTCGCTATGTGCTACTGTCCAATCCCAGTTCGAATCGAATTCAGATGGGTCTTTTAAGGTTTTAGACCAATCTGTTTTGTGTATCATGTGTAATCAAGTCCTTTGTCTTTTCTTACTAAACTATTTATGAATATGCCTAATGCTATTACAATACATACAAGGAAGATAGGATGATTATAAATGTTAAATAATTCTCCCCATCTAAATCCTTCCATCGACGTTAAGCCTGGCTTCCATTGTTTGTAACCGTACAGTTGTAAGGTTCCCCAGAAGTATTCATCTATTTTAAATGCTACAACGTATGCAACTAGAATTGCCGGTCTACTAATGTTATATATTTTACATACAACACCAATAGCACTTAATATAGCAAGTAAGGCCAAGTCTTCCCAGCCACCTGTATATTGCATATTAGCATAAACAATTACTGCTAAAATAAATGTAGCATAAATCCAAAACGGAACTTCTAATATTTTAAGAATATATTTGTATAAGACTATACTCAACAATGCTACACCAACTGTTCCAAATATATAACCAAATGCCAGTGAATTTGTAAATTGTAAATCTTGTAGTAAACTTGGTGTGCCAATCTCCATACCGAAGTACATACAGATTGCCATAACCATAGCCGCAAATGGTGCCGCAGGAATACCAAACAAACAAGCAGGTATCATACTAGATACTTTCTGTGCATTGTTGGCTCCTTCACAGCCTAGTAATCCTACAGGATTACCTTCACCAAATGGAACTTCTTGATCTTCTTCTTTGTGTGCGGCTTTGGTTGCACCGTATGCTAAGAAGTCACCTACTGCTCCTCCTACGCCTGGCAATAAGCCAGTTACGAATCCAATTAGTCCACCTCTAACCATATCTTTCCAATGTCGTTTGCAATCACCAAAACCTTGTTTCAGTCCTGTCCAATAATTTCCTTCTAACGGTGGTGCCGCTGATTTTAATTTCTTTCTGAATCCGTCTAATAATTCAGGAACTCCGAATAAGCCTGATAGTAGAACCACCATGCCAATTCCATTTTGTAAATATTCCCAACCGAATGTCAGTCTAGGATTACTTACAACATCTTCTCCTACCATACCTACTGCTAATCCGAATATGATTGCACAGATACTTAAGAAAACATTTTTACTTGCAACAAAGCCTACACAGGCTAGTGCCATTGTCATAAAGCCCAGAAACTCCGGGCGTCCAAATAATACTATAATTTTTCCATAGTATGGAAGTAAAAAGAAAGTTAATGCCGCAAATACAACACCATTAAATGTTGAATCAGCAATAGCAATTCCCATTGCTCTAGCGGCTTGACCTTTCTTTGCCATAGGATAACCGTCAATAACACATGCCGCAGTAGTACTAGCGCCAGGAATACCAGTAAGAATACTTGTATAACTATCTGCACTCGCACAACTTGCCACGATAGCAGTTAAAAAGACCAACCCCAAATAAGGGTCGGCCATAAAATATGCTCCCATGGTAAAGACAGTTATCAGAGCAGTAGTTACACCTGCGATAGGAATAATACCAACTAACATTCCATAACAAGTGCCAACTAATGCCCAGATAACATATTCCATAGTGCTTTCCTTAGTCTAAAAGTTCAGGTTTGTAGATTGATGGGAAGCCATACGCTTCTTGGTTCCACTTCACCGCATCTCTTAGTGCTTTCTCTGTAATCAAAGATTTAAGAGCCGCTAATAGACTATCACCATCTTGAATCCAAGGATAAACACCTGTCTTAGCATAAATTTCTGCTGATGCAACTGGATCATTGATCATTGCAGTTACAGCCGATTTAACTTTTGCCGCATTTGGATTACCTTTGTTCATCCAAAGTGATTTTTGGATTGCGTCACGCCAGTTACGAGTAAGTTTATATGCTTGATATAAATCACCTGATGGTGCTTCGCCCCATAATCTTTCATACACATCTTCAAATTGTGTATTAGGGAAGTTAGGGTCATCCATTTGTATATTGTTTTCTAAGTCTAGGATACCGTGAGTGAACCATAGTTCATTACCTTCGATATCTGTATAGAAACGCTTCCATGCCGCTGGTGATTCACGTGCGATATCAAATTCACCATTTTGGAAACCTAGACGCTTTTCACCGCCTGATACACCGTTAACCCATACAACACGTTCTCTCCAACATGTCAAGTAGGCATCGATTGAACCGTTTTCTTGTGGGCCACAGATTAACATTGCCGCCGCGGCCGCATCTGGTTCAAAACCTGACCCGCCTGCGATTGTCCAAGTGCCTGATTTTTCATCTTTACCTTCTTGTTTACCAAGAACGATATCATTATTCATTGAACCAATTAGTTCATAATCAAAATAATTGTATCTAACTTTATCTAATAGAAACGATACACCGTTGCCACCGTGTGCAACCATGATTGTTTTATCATCAAAACGTAGACTATCGTGGAACTTGTTAAATCCAGGAATATCACGTGCGCCTGGAATGTGACGTACTACTACTGGTTCGCCTAGGAACTTTTCTAAGTTCTTAGCAATGATTTCACTCCAAACTGAAGTGCCCTTACCAGGTGCCTGTGGCACGATTAGGGTATAATCGGCTAACGCCGATGTTGCAATACCTATTGAAAGTATTGCCGAGATTAATAGTTTTTTAAACATTTGTTACTCCATTAATAAACTTCTTCATTATATTCTCCTATGAATAATTGATTCTATTTTTACGAAAATAGCAAAATCTTCCCAACCTCCTGTATACTGTACACAAACCCATATAACTATTGCAACGAGGCCTGTAGTCGCACCAGCACCGGGTATGATGCCGATTAATAGTCCATACAAAGTCCCGCCCAATAGAGCGATAATTTCATTCATAGGGGATAGTGTGTGTTAATGAACTTCCTAAGGAGCGTTACTAACACTTGGTAGGTAAATATATTTATTGTATTATATAATTTAGTCACAAAAAATGGCAAAATTATTAATATTTCTATCAAACTTTATAATAATGTTATCATTTGTTTTTTCAAATTTATAAAAATAAGTTGCCCATACATCTTGATTCATTAAATGTAATGAACTATTTTCTATATTAAAACAACCTATAATACCTAATAACATTGCACCATATTTGCCATTAGGTAAATTATTATTAATTTTCCACTCATAATTTGTTGTAGGATTATGCATGTCAAATTTAATAACATTTCTTAATATAGTAGTCGTTGTTTTTAATGCAGAACTATATAATTGCATTAATAATCTATGTTTATCAGATTGTTCAGTGATAAATGGTCTAACATTATACTTCTGTTTTCCAAAATTTAGATCAAACAAATCACATGTGATGGAATAATTATCATCAATATCTTTAACTCCAGTTTCCATTTCAATGATTTTATTATTATGACTATCTATTATTTCAAACATTTCTGTATCAGTAAATAAAGCAAATGAGCCTAATAACGTATCAGGTATTAATACAGCATGTCTTGTTGATTCATTGTATTTTATTAATCCATATAATTTACTAAGATCTATTCCAAAGAAATTACTTGTTATAAGTTCACTTACTATTACGTCTATCTTGGGTAGTTTATCAATTAATTCTTGATCAAATTCAGCATGAATTATAGTATATTTTTCTTCAGGTATATTTGCTTTTTGAAATATTCTTCCTGCCATCTCACAACAATCAATATTATGATCAATCATATATACATGCTTCGCACCAGAATGAATAGCAAATAAAGAAAGTACCCCGGATCCAGTTCCTATATCCAAACATATTTTATCATTACAAGAACTTTTTATTTGTTTATAATACCAATTATTCCTGTGACGATTAGTGAATAACATTTCATGATTATATGTTGTTACCATGTTTCAAAAGGTTCTATTCTATAATCTTTATCTACGGCATCTCTTTCTGAATAAAGAATTGTATTAACTGTTACAATATATCTTTCATCTGTATGATTTTTTCTAATCCAATGATTTAAGTAGCCAGGCCATATATTCATCATTCCAGATTTGGGTTGAATCTCAAATTCTTCAATTCGATACTCGTCCATATTATCTGTTCCTATATGATCAAGACCTTTCCTATATGAATGACTAGCTACTATAGCCTGAGTACTTGGATGCTCAAATACTATTGGAGCTGAATCTTCATCAACATATGGATACCACGCTCCCACAATCACCGCACCAGGATGAAAATGCATTTTAATAGAATCTAATTTCTTATACGACACAAACCAACTGCTTGATATTAGAACTCTAGGTAAATTAAACTTAACACAGTGCTCATCAAATGCAGTTTGAAAAGTTAACCACAGTGGGTATAACTCAGGAATTGATAATAATTTTTTATCAGATAATAATTTAGTCATCTCTTGTTTTTCATAATAATCACCCATCATTTCTATAATACGATCCGTACATACATGTTTTTTGATAAATCTAGTACTAAATGGTATTTTAAAAATCTCTGGATAATTTACTTCTTCTTTATTAAACTTTTCTAACTTTAATACTTTTCTATATGGATATAATGGCATAGTAAAACTTATTTCAAGTTCAGGATTTTCTGTATGTACTGAACCCACCAAATCTGTGCAACCTATTATTATAATACTGTTAGCCGAAATACTACGTATATTAATACAACACGAAAGTTCTGTGTCGGTAAATACAACTCTTATTTTATGTGTGCTTGTTGTATCGCGGTCGTTATGGTTGTCCAATTCAACTATAAATTTATAACAACTGCTGTCTGCCCCGCTCTCATTTTTAGGAACATCATTTCCTGCTTTAATTCCAGTCCATTCTGGCAATAGAGTATTAACCGTCTTCTTAATCTCTCGCACTTCTATGTTCTCTTCGATCAATACATCATCAAAAAATATTGACATTCTTGGATATTGATTATTTTCAACACCATATTCTTCCACAAATATTGCAATAATGTTATCTTCTAGCGCCATAATTATTTCTTTGACCAAACAAAATACATTCTTTCTTTGTAATCGTTTCTCAAATCTAATACATCTACTTTTAAAAAGTCAGCACAGTTAATTATAAATGTTGGTGTCCATTCATAAAAAGATATCCAACTGGATTCTGTTGGTATATGCGTTAGTCCTGGGTTTACTCTAAAATATATTTTACCACCAGGCGTTGTTAATTTTACTATATGCTCTAACTCTTTTAATATTTTATCAGTTGATCCAAAGTTAATTGAACCTAAGCACATAACTACATCAAATGTTTCAGAAGGATGATAATCTAAAATACTTACTTTAATATCTGCGTGACTATTATATGGGTCAATACCTATTAGGTTGTCTATTTTACTTTTAAACTCGTTATAGCCACAGCCAACGTCTAACACACTACGTGGTTTTAAACTATTAATCTCATCCACTAATGCTAATCCACTGTGCTTATATTTTTTAGTTTCAGACTGCCATACATTACTAAAGTATTTTTCCAATACTTTGTCATCAATTTTATTAACTAATTCGCCAGTATTGTCAAAACTAACATCCTCAACCCATACGTCAAACATACCTTGTATAGACTGCCGTAGTTTGTGATCATCTCGCAAGATTTGAGGAGATGTTTTAAACATATCCTCTAATGCATTAAGTATTTTTATATTCATTTATCCCACAAATTTTTATCAACTGTTTGTTTTAAATACTTTACTCCAGATGTGCCTCCAGTCCCAGGCTTATCCCCTATAATGCGTTCTACAGTTTTCATATGATTAAACTGCCATTTTTTAAACGCATTTTCTACATCGCATAACGCTTCACGTGGAAATAAACTTGTATTTGGACAACATTTGCTGGGTAAATCTCTCAATAACTGTTCTACTTCTATATATTGTGTTGATTGTTTGCCTGACGCTGAGCCTAGTGTGCTTCTAAATCTCTCGTAGTCTTGTGGGGTAAGTGTTGCTATAATGTCCCACAATGTATTTAAGTGATTGAATATTTTGGCAATGCGTTTTAGATCTGGATTAGTAGCAATGCTTAATTCGCGTATTAATACTTTAAACCATAATTCGGATGCTTGGTGTGCAACTATAAACATCAGTTCATTGCGATCCGATGTTATTGTGTTTTGTGAATTTAATATTGTATCTAGATCTAAATAATCGCCATAATTCATATTACGCACACTTTAATATCTTCTGCCTTATAACTTTGGTGTACACCTTCTATAGGACACTTTATATTTAACAAATTGCACGTATCAAAACTGTCTATCGCATTAAATTTTGCTTTATTAACTGCCATAAATGCTTTAATATTTTTATTTTGTAAAGCAATCTCTGCCTTCATCTTTTTCTCGTTTTCATACCATTCATAACTAGGATACGAGATTTCAAATCCGCCTGCCTGCATCCACCAATCATAGCATTTCTTGTTTGTTCTATACGTCAAAACTATTTTGCTATTAGGCCATTCTGTTTTTATATATTGTAAATTGTGTGCTAATGTGTGGCTTTTAATAATCCTGTATTTGTCTCTGCGTAAAATACCACTAAATGCTTTATTAAACTCTGCTTCGTTTTGTTTTTTATTGTGCTTATCTATGCTATCAAACCAATTACCAAATTCCATACCTGGATCAAAATAAGAGCCACTGTGTTTTGCTTTATAATCACTAAGTTGTGGCCCGCCTAAATATTCACGGTGGGGAGCGGCGTCTGTTTGATCTATATCAACAGATTCGTATATATGAGCGGCAACACTACTCCAACGTGATCCTGGCGCTCCTACTAAGAAAATATAACTCATATATTAAATTCATCCTTTATGCTTTGTGGTGTTACATACAACCACCTACCAATTAGAAGTTTACAAACTTGTATCTGATGTGCTGTTAATTCTCTATTAATAAATTTTTCAATATGTTCCTGCCAAGTCCCTTCCCATATAGATTCTATAGGAAACATGTTCAATTTATTCTTATAATTATTTAATATATCCGTTATATAAATATTTCTTTCAAAATTTCCAGTGTATAAATCTTCATAATTTATTTCACCACACACTTTTTCATCCTCACATAATCTAAGAAATTTATATGGTGTAGTTACAAACAGAACTTTACTTGGATCAAATAACAAGTCTGATAATTTAATAATATCCATAATATTATCTCCGTCATATATCCACGGTTCTTCTACTGGTTCGCCAGCGGCTATACCCCATAAAGGGTTGCTGGCTTGCCGCCGTATTATGTAATTACAGTGATAATATTTTACTCTCATTCTAAAATCTGCTACACTGTATAGTTTAGTATCTTTATTGATAGTTCTTTGCAATAATTCATGTACATCTTTTTCTAATAAAAAACCATCAAAATGATTTTCATACAAATCATAAAAAGAATTACACAATATTCCTATATCAGGCGGAGTTAATTCATGATTTTTCCATTCAAGTGGCTTATTTTTTAATGTCAATGGAAATCGATTTAAAGCATCTACCGCATGTGATGGAGATTTGGATTTGCGCTGATCATGCGCTAGTTGTAATAACCAGGAAACCAAAAAACCACCAGAGCCACCTTGATAGCGCACTACAAACTTACGTTCCATGTGAATATTTATTCGAAGAGCACCCGAACAAATCGTATTAGTGATATTTATATTCCTGTTTGATCGAGTAGTCGCAAATCCTCTGATAACCAATCAATAGGCCGAGCATGCCAGTGTAAATGATCTGGAATACTTCGTTGTTTTTTATCTATATAATAATTGCCTGATCCATATTTCTTATCACCAACACATGTTAAAGCATATTCCATCTCATTGTAATCTTTAACAGGTATAGACATCGTGTGCGATGCCCGCCAAACGACCATAGGCACCACACACGACATGCAATCTAATATGATCCAACGTGGATCATGATCTTCATATAAATGAATTATTGTATGCAATTTGCATAATTCACACGTCATTATTCATCTCCGTAAATTCGTAGTACCTCCTCTACAACGACGTGGCGTCTTATATCTCGGTTATTAAAATGAACCATATCTATATGCCTACATTCATTATACCTCTCAAGTAAATCTTGAAATTCGTATAATCCATTGTCATGGTATCTATCACTTTGGTCCAAATCTCCTGTAACTACCATACGGGAATCATCACCTATTCTTGTTAATAACATTTTCATTTGATTTCGTGTAGCATTTTGCATCTCATCTGCGATAATAAATGCTCTTTTAAATGTTCGTCCTCTCATATATGCTAGTGGAGATATTTCAACAATACCTTCATCTATCATACGTGATATGTTTTTTGGTGAATAATACTCTTGAAAGATATCAAAAATTGGGCGTGTCCATGGTTCCATTTTTTGTTGGATAGTGCCGGGTAAGAAGCCATGTTGTTCGTCAACTTCTACTGCTGGGCGGGTTAGTACAATTTTATCTACCTTGTTTTCTGAGTATGCTTTAAGTGCGGCTAAACATGCTAACATTGTTTTGCCAGTTCCTGCTGGGCCACATGCAAATACTATCGCATTGGCTGGATTAGTTAATAAGTTGATATAATCTTGTTGATTAAGTGATCTTGCTTTTAGTTTTATGTTTGGTTTTTTTAGTGTGTTTTTTGGTTTTCCATAATATTTTTCAAATTCAATAATTTTTTCGTCCATATAGTCGTAATGTGTGCTACGGCGTTTAGGACGACTTTTACGTTTTGACATAAGTCACCTCGCTTGCAAAGTTATTTCACACTCCACATTGTGTGATACAAATATTTAATATTAAACCCATACAATAATAACATCGTAGTTTATTCCAATAAATATACAGGCAAGTGTGATTCAATAACGATGACAGATGATGAATATGATGCGGTGTACTCACTGCTGAGAGAAGGACTTAATTCAATTCCGTTTAATCAACGTGTGCATTCCGGGTCTTGGAAAGAACTATTAGCACATATCAGTCTTAAGCATACTAATCCAGGAAAGTGTCAAACCTGTGATCACAAGTGTCATGGTTATGCTGGTGTAGGCGAACGCGTCAGCGGCCATTGCGGAAGTGATAATTGCGATTGTAAAAATTGTCGCTGTAATTTGTGTCAGCTTAAATACGGTAGAGGGTTTAGTAATTTAACTATCCCTATAAAATAATTATGTCAGTATATAACGAAAAAAATAAAAATACTTACTGCCCAGTTCCATGGCGTGAACAAATGGTAGATTCTAATGGTGAAATGAGACTATGTTGTATTGCTCAAAATATTATAACAAATGACGATGGTACTAATGTAAATATTTCTACTGATTCTCTAGAAAAAGTATGGAATAACAAGTACATGCAAGATGTTAGAACAGCAATGTTAGATGGTGTAAAAATTGACGCGTGTCATAATTGTTATAAGCATGAAGAAGATAGTGGATACAGTAATAGATTAAATGAACTTGAAGATATTCAAAATATAAGCGCAGGTGTTAAAAGGCTGAAGGAATATGATCATTACACAGCAGACTTCCCAAGTGATATTATCACAGATTTAAGACCTGATATTTATGATATACGATTTGGTAATTTATGTAATCTTAAATGTATTAGTTGTAGTCCAAATTATAGTTCAGAATGGTATGAAGAAGTTAGAAAATCTCATAATACTATGCAAATAGAGTTTGATGGTAATAAAGAACAAATAGATGCTGAATTCAAAAAATTAGGTGATTGGGGGAATTTTGATCATGGTACGGCATGGGATGACTCGGAAGTAAATCGTATTATTGTTAATAACAAGAGTGGTACTTTTGAATGGGTAAATAATACCAAAGTATTTGAAAACATATTAGAACAAATACTTAAATCAGATACTAAAAGAATATATATCACTGGTGGTGAGCCAACGATAACACAAGGCAATTATAAATTATTACAAGCACTAGTAGATAATAACGTAGCTAAAAATATACAAGTGTGGTGTAATACAAATTGTACAAATGCCAATCTAAAATTTTATAATTTATTAGCACATTTTGGTGATGTTAATTTAATGTTAAGTATAGACGGAGTAAGTGATGCGTTTGATTATATCAGATACCCAGGAAAATGGACACAAATAGAAAAGAATATTAAAAAAATTGTTGACTTTGTTAATGAAAATAAACTAAAACATTGGAATGTATCATTAGTACCAGTTATACAATTTTTAAATTTATTTGATTTAGAAAACTTAATCGAATACTATTACAGAATGCTTTTATTAAGTGATTATGGTCCAAAACAAATTCGATTTATGCCAATAACTTTAGATGGACCACGATATTACCGTATTCAAAATGCTGAATTGTCTGTTAGACTAGAAATAAATGAACGTCTACAATCAAAATATTGTAGCAAAGAAATAATAACAGACCGTGTTTGGCCTGAAATTAAATCGGGCGAAATAGACATTTATGATACAGTATCACAACCATTACTAGAATGGCTTAGAATTTTAAATCTTACATTAAAACAAGAAGCAAATGATGAAGAAAGAGATAATATTCCTGACTATAGAAAACAAATATTAGCGAATCACGAGTTTTATAAGAAATATAGAAAAATCAGCCATTTAGAAACATGGTTTACTGATACATATAACAAACTTACCATATCATAATATACATAAAGTAAATAAATACGTCGGGAGATGAAATATGGCGGATAATTCTATGAATCGTCGCTCTAGCGACAATTCTATAAACAAGGGACTTATACTATCAATGGCAGTGGCCTTTTTAGTTCAAGCAGGTGGATTCATTTGGTGGATGTCTGGATTAAATTCAGAAGTAACACGACTTGCAAGTATACAAGGTCAAGCAATACCTGCATTGGAAGCAGAGGCACAGAAATGTGGAATCGCGATTCATAACAATATACAAGCAATTAAAGACATACAAGAAAACGAAGAGGCCATTTCAGGACTAGACGTTTTAGGCTTTAAAGTTGATCAACTCAGAGAAGAAATTAGAACATTACGTGAAGTTGATCGAGAAATTATGAAACAACATGAAAAGATATTTGAGTGGATGGCACAGAATAGTAGTAGCCGTGGTAGTGGTGGTTATAATTAAGAGTTAATTTGAGATAACTCTACAAGTGTTGCACTTAAATTAATCTCTGGATCAGCGGCTAATGTGTGATTAACTAATCCCTTACGTATAATTAAAATTGCTTTATCCGTGCCGTCAGGATTATCTGACCACAACTCCAAATTATCATACATCCAACGATACATGTCGTCAATCTCATCTGGGCGTATTTGCTTACACAATAATTCACGTGCCTCTCTATACTGACCTTTTTTAACTAACTCTACCATATCAATTTTATAGTCACTAATGCCAGCATCTTCACTATGCGGAGATACAAGTTTGCCTGTAGTGCTATTCATTTGTAGTAAGTTAATACACTTACGCAAATCTGGATAAGTTGCTTTTACATAATTGTCTAACACATCAAGTTCAAACTCAACGCTTTCCTCCAACATTATGTGTGCTACTCTCGCAGTAAACTCTGTTGGATCAATTTTATCAATGTGAAAGCCTTGACATCTACTGTGTAATGCTGGAATAACTTTATGTGGATAATTACAAGTTAAAATAAAACGTGCTGTGTCGTGATATGTTTCCATAACACCACGCAATGCCGCCTGTCCGTTGGGAGACATATAGTCTGCCTCATCAAGCAATACAATTTTAAATTCACCAAATGGCAATGTGCTAACAAAGCCTGTTACTTTATCTCTAATACTATCTACAGAGTTTTCCCTACTAGCATTAATCTCTAGCATATCATATTGGTCAATGTCAAGTGCTGTAATTAGTATTTTTGCCAACGTTGTTTTGCCAACACCAGCCGCGCCACTAAACAATAAATGTGGGATTGCCCCACTTTTAATCCAACCCTTAACTTGTTTTCGTTGACTTTCATCACGAAATACATAAGAGTCTATGTCAGTTGGCCTGTATTGTTCAGTCCACAGTTTTTTCATTAGTGCCTAGGAATTTGTCTATGTGATCTTTGTAATTTTGATAATAATAATCAAAGAGAAAGTCATAATCGTCTGATATATCATGTATCTTGCTACGCCGCAATATCTTTTTGTTTTCTAAATCTAATACAACGGTAGCACTAATAAAATCTTTATCTCGTAATTTATTTGTTATGCTTACCTTCTCATCATATACTAGGTTTTCTTTAAGATAACCTTTCTTTGACGTTTGACTAGGATCTGCTGGTTTCCCTGCATATTGAATTACTAAAAATTTACCTTTCATATGCTTATTATACTACTCATCTAGGCATTTGTCAAATATTATACACTAGTATCAATTACTGTATTTTCACCAATGCCATATTGTTCATGTTCTGGTGGACGCTCATCACTTATAAGTAAAATTTCTTCTGGGTCAACCATTCGTATAGTTTTTTCTTCGCCATCTACTGTGCGAACTTTTAAACCACGTGTCCAACGGCCATGTTCAACAAGTATCCATTGGCCCTGCGATACTTCATGTTGTAGCGGGCCAATGCGGTATACTTTCCCCCAACGTGGACGAATGCCACGTTCTATTGCGTTATCATCTGGAATAACAATGCCAGTTTTAGTGATAGTTTCACCAGTTTTTAATTCTTCTACAACAATTCTATCTTGAATTGCTCGCAACTCACCACTTAATTGATATGTTGAAAATAATTGAACATCATTCCATTCCATTTTGGACTCCTTATCCTAAATCGAGATTATCCAACGCGCCTGTAACCGCCTTAGGTAATTTTGCTTCTGCTTCTGCTTTTTCTTCTTGAGCCTTATTTTTTGCTTTGGCCGCCGCCTTTTTGATTTTCTTTTCTAAAGCAGACTGCGTTGCCTCATCAGCAACAACAGTTGGGTCTGCTGATATAGCAGGTGGTGCCGGTGTTTGCTTCGGTGTTGATGATACTTCCGGTGCTGGTTGCTCTTCAACACTCATTGCTGGTGTTACAGTTGCTGGATTTTTTAAATCATCTGGAATTAAATCTTCAGTAATGGACCCTATTGGTTGAGACTTTTGTACAGCATTTGGGTTATTTGAATAGTATTCTTGAACTAGTTCAGAATTGGTCCGTATTACTTCGCCCCCTGGGCCTATTTCATCACCACGAGCATTTACTGGATTATTACCAACTGCTATCGCCTCTTCATTATGTAGCAACATTGCTTCCATATCAAGGTGTTTCCCGGCGGCTGTTCTGTAAGTTTTTCGTCCTGTATTTTGTGCCATTTTAATTTTTCCCTCACATTATATACATATATTATATTTATTTAAAGAATTCATCTGGTGATAAATTATATTTTATACTGTCAATCTTATGAATACCTAACAAATATAAAACATAACTTGCCACACTACTACCCCTACCTACACCCCATACTATATTATTATCACGCATAGTGTCTACAAAATACTTTAAAAAACACAAAGCATCAAAGAAATCTATCTTCTGATACTCTAATAGTTCAAGTCCTACACGTTGCAATTCTGCATCAGTTTGACATAGATTTAACAAATATTCAGCAATATCTAATTCTTTATACTCTTGAGGCATATACCAGTTTTGCTGATATTGTTTATCAAATTCTTCAACACTAACATTTGGCTCTGTATATTGTTCAAGTTTTTCATTGGGCAAATACAAATTAGCAATCGCATCATTAAACTTCTCAACATCAGTGATGTTAAGTTTAGTTAAATCAACGTTGGGATTATTGTATAAAACGTTGACTACTTCCTTTTCATTTAATACGTAATCGCCAAATTTATTCATCATTAATTTTTATTTACATCAATTAATTCGTCATACTTCTCTTTACCTTCTTCCATAGATTTTGCATGTCGACGGGTCATTTCTTCTTGGTATTCATTTAATATTACGACCATTTGATTTATAGCACTAAACATACCCGCAGAACTTGCTTGCCCCATTTTAGAATTTAATTCATTTATTTTTGCAAGCAATTCATCATCAGAAAGATCAGTTACGCCTGTTACTAATGGATTATACATATTTAATTACCTCACAGTTTACAATTAGGTTTATCAGTTAATTGGTTTTGAAATTTATTCTTCCATTTATTCAAATAATTACTATACCATGAAGGTATATATAAACCCGAGTCAGTTATTAATTCTTGTTCAATAATCATTGCTTGATATTCTAGTAACGCAACACATAAAGAATAACTACCGCGGCGCGTCAGTCCGTGTCTATGTTGAACATAATGTACTACTTCATGTATTATACTGCCTACGTCATATGCATCATCAAGTAATAAAGTTTTTTTAAGAATTAATGTGCTTCTACCTATATCATAATATGATTCTACTGCATCCTTTTGCATACAATCTTTAAATTTTATACTAGTAACACTTTTAGATTTAGTTTTACACCAAGAATGCTTTATTTCGTCTGCATGTCTTAATTCTATATTCCACGAAACATCAAATTCCACAGGAGTAGGAAATCTACCTTCCAATTTTTTAATTGTATTCTCAACAATATTATAAATTTTTATACCATTTGTCGGATCGCTTATATCTGACCAAGATGCTGATGGTATCATTATACATAGAAGTATTGCGAGTATATATTTCATTAACATATTATACTACAGAAAGGGGCAAATGTCAAGCAGTCAAAGTGCCCAGCACAGCCGAATCAGTCACTTTTTCCGATATTTGATCTATATTCTCAACATCTACCACTAATAACATACCCCAGCCACAATTAAACACACATTCAAACTCGTGTTTGCTCATATTCATGGGAAAATTTTGGGTAGAAGTGAACAATGCTGACCACCAGTCTTTTAATTCAATATTGATATTGTAATTTAAGTGATCTGGCAGTATTCGAGGCAAATTACCGTGAATTCCACCTCCTGTAATGTGAGCCGCACCTTTAATAAGTGGTAAAATGGGTAAAACATCGTCAGTATAAATGCGAGTTGGTCTTAAAATGTTTATATGATAAATTCCACCATATAATTGACGTAACAAACTATATCCGTTACTATGTGGGCCACTGCTAGGGATACCAATGATAACATCACCTTCTTTCATTAAGTCTTTTTTAGGTAACTCATCTATAACAACGCCCATACAGAATCCAGCAAGGTCAAACTTATCCCCTTCATATACGTCAGGCATCTCAGCAGTCTCGCCACCAACTAATTTACATCCTGCTAATTCACATCCTGTTTGTATACCAGATAGTATTTCTTTACTTTTTTCTAAATTAAGACTACCCATTGCGTAATAGTCTAAGAATGAATGAGGTTTTGCGCCGTGACATAGAATGTCGTTGGCACACATAGCAACTAAATCAATACCAATGGTATCAAAAACGTTTAATTGCTCTGCTACTAGTATTTTTGTTCCTACGCCGTCGGTGCTGAGGACTATTTTAGTGTCGCCGAGATTGATAACGGCTCCATAGTCAGAAAAGCCAAGTTGTTTAACTAATTGATCTGCTTTAGCAATGTCTACACCGGCGTCTTTGTAGGCGTCGGTCATAATAGATTCCTATAAGTTAGTATTACCTATATTCTTCAGCCGATGGGGTTTCATCATGTGCGGATCTTGGGCCCAAGAACATTTTTCCAACAATACTTTCTACTTCGTCCCATGATGTTATTCCGGCATCCCCAATCACACGGCCATCACCATCTTCAATCTTCCAAGTACCATTACCTATATCAGTGACTGTAGCAAAATGAGTGCCGGTATCTTGTTCTTTGAACCAAAAGAATTGCGAATTCGGACCACCACGGCCAACTGACCATGCTCCTCCACCAAAAGCATCATCTGGTTCCAGATCGTCATTTGTTATACCCAAATTTTCCCAATCACCGGATATCATAGCTTCTTCTATTGGTAAGCCTGCTAATTCTCGTAATTTTGTTATATCTAAAACTTTCATAATTTTAACCTATCTAGATTCTATTATACATTATAATAAGGAATCTTTGCGTTAGCACCGTTAATCTCAATCAATAAGTATCCTGCAGGGTCAGTTGGTAACGAAGATGCCGCACCTGTTGTTGCAGAAGTTGTCACATATGTTGCCGCATGAACTGCTAGTTTAATTCCACCTGTACCATTTGGTGCAAGTGCAAGAGCCTCATTAGTATTGTTTGTTGTTATGGTAGCATCAGTGCCATTACCATCAATACTAATTTTCCCAGTACCGTTAGGATCTAAAACAATATTTTGGTTGGTGCCAGCAGTTTTAATTGTGCCGTTACTACTACTTGTCATCTCAATATCAGCATCAAACACAATGTCACCTGCATTTGAATCTAATTTTAAATCTCCTGACGAGGTAGTAATTGTTGGTACGGTACCACCAATTAACAACGTGCCTGAGCCATTCGGATTTAAAGCAATATTTGCATTTGATGAAGCAGGTGTTTGGATTGTCGGAGTACCAGCAGTTGTTAATTCTAACACATCGGTTTGTAATGAATTCAAACCAAATACATCAGCGTCTAAATTAACTGTAAATTTGTCAGTATCAACGTTTACACTAACATTTGTACCGCCTGAAATTGTAAGTGTATCGCCTGTATCAATTTGTTCTTGTAATGATATTACACCACCTGATGTGTATGCTGTAAACGCTGAGCCATCGGCAGTTGTTGTTAATCCTAAATCAGTGTATAGTTGAAACGTTGTTGATGTTACCCGTTTGGCATAGTACGTGTTACTATTCAGTTCTGTCATACCTACAACACCGGCAATCGAAATCTTGGCACCATCGTCTAGATCATATTCTTGGAATTTGTCAACTTCACCGCCTGAGATGTATGCACCATAACCAGTACCATTAATACCATTTGATAACCAGATATCAGTATACAAAGCAAACGTAGTAGAATTAAGAACATCAACGTAAAAATCAAGATCATTTAGTTGTGTCATACCTACAACGCTTGTGATTTGAACTCTATCTCTATCTGACAAGTTGTGAGTGCCTGCTGTTATTACTACTGGATTTGCTTGTGTAGCAGCTGTTATACTTCTTGTTGAACCATCAGATGTTGTAATTACTACTGGATTTGCTACCGTAGCACCCATCATTCCGATAGTGACACCATGGCGCAAAGGAATATTTGCAATTGACCCACCTGCGACAGTAGCATCTACGTATTGCTTTGTCGTCAGGGAGTTGGCACCATGTCCTGCACGGTCCTTATAACCTGCTGGAACCGTTACTGTGCCTGTACCATTTGGTGCAAGTGCTAATGCTTGGTCAGTAGTTGATGTTGAAATAGTCGCTGTTGCGCCACTTAAATCAACTGTACCTGTACCATTTGGTGCTAGTGTTAAATTACCATTGGTGTTTGTTGTGGCAACTGTACCAGCATCAAAACTTAAATTATCTGTAGCAACTACACCGGTTCCGTTTGGAGTAAGTGTAATACCACCGTTTGTATTAATAGCACTAATTGCATTACCTGAAACTTGCAAGTTACCTAGTGCTGAATCACTCTGTGTTTTATCTTCTACTAGCACAATTGTGCCACCATCTATTGAACTAAAATCGTAAATGTATGTTCCAGTTGCTGGAAAAGTAATTACTAGTGAACTAATCCCTTGGACAGTCGTTGCACCTAATGTAACAGCCGACGGCAAGGTTAGCGTATGTGCTACATTAGCAATTGTAACAATAAAACGCATTCTGCCACCTTTTCCTGACGCTGGCCAGTTACTAAATGCTAATGTGCCGCTTGCATTTAATGTAGCAGTATGGATTATTGCTGTTGCGTGGTCTAATGTTACAGCGCCACCAACTGTGCCTAATGCATTTACTACATCGGCATTATTTTTCATTAATGCTTCACTGATTGTACCAGTAAAGTTAAAATCGTTCGTTGCACTTAACGTAACTGAAGACGTTTGTAACGTCTCTATTTCCGTCTTTGCCGCCGTAAAATTTGTTTTTATATTTGTAAAATTGTCTCTAAATCCTTGACTGTCATTATCTTGACCAGCTACTGGATATGTTCCGTCAATATTACTAGGGTTTATTGAACTTGCCATTTATTCATACACTCCTGTCTGTGGGAATTTCAAGTATTTATCGTTTTCTCCAACTTTTGAATATGTTCTCGGTGCATACTTTCTATAAATCACGTGATATTTTACGTTATTTAATGGTATTGTAGTATACTCTATTTGGTTAAATTGCGCCACATAATCTTTAACTGGTGTTAATAATAGATCTGTACCTATAAATTGTCCACCCGACGTATATGCTGTATACCCTGTACCATCTACCGCAGTTGCTAATGCTACGTCTGTATATAAAGCAAATGATGTTGAATCAATAACATCTACATAATATATATTACCATTCAATTCAGGCATACTTCCTAAATCATATATAAATTCATCATATGAATAACCATAACCTGGCAAATTGACAATTTGTACTTTTGTACTATCAATTAAATTATGTGCCGTGATTGTAGTAATTACTACAGGATTAGCTTGTGTGGCACCAGAAATATCACCACTAAATCCTGGATTTGTAACATGTATCTCAGCAGAATGATTTACATAATGATTTAATGTAAATTTCTTTGTAGAGCCATCACCTGTAATTGTTTGTATAGCATCTATAAACTTCATATCTTTATTATCAATTGTAGTTGTTAATGAATCAAAAGTTGTTTCTTTCCTTGCGGCATAATAACCAGTATCTATATTAAACGATTGTGTTAAATCAGTATCCCACTCATATCTGTCAACCTCAAATAAAAATTTATTTGGATTAAATTTGGATCGGTTAATTAAAAATTTAATACGCTCTGCATTACCTGGTTCTACATACACCAATGGTACTGCTAATTTATGTTGTAAAATACTACCATCTGTTTGTTCAGTTGACATCCAACTAGGTAATGATTTTGCTTCGCTTACTACTTCGCCAACATTTGTTTTTAAAGTTGCTCTCATATTTTTAAAACTATTTGGATAGATATCATACGCCTTGTCCCAAGTTGTCATATCTACTGTATAATCTGGCAGGCCGGGCCCATCTGTTATACTAGCTCGTATTTTTTCACTAGATGCAAATACTGGGGCAAAATCATGTATGCTACTTGTATTTAAATCTAACAAAGTATCTGTTGAAGAACTGATTTCTATTATTTCATAATATATAACTTCATATTCTACTTTGCCATTTACATAAGATCGCGCACTTTTAAGATCTCCAAAACGTAATTGTTTAGTATAATGATACTTTTCCATTATTGTCATATAATCTTTAAGATATTTTGGATTTAATCCTGATTTGACAAGTATTTTAATATCACGTTGTAAACCAAACTGATCATCATTTTTTCTATATAATGATGCCTGATCAAATGTGTTAAAATCTGATGTAAAATCTTCCCAATTTGCTCTATTTGCTAAACTAGGTTTAGCAACACAATATAAATTCTGCCATGGTTTAAATGCTAATGATTTAACTGTAATTGAATAATTTTTAAATGAACTTATACCCAATCCACCAGCAATGTCACCACGACCAATTGCACCAGAGCCGCCGCCACCAGTAAAAGTAATAGTTGGTTCATGTGTATAGTTGTCGCCTCCCGCCGTTACTGTAATCGCATTAACAGCACCACCAGATACGGTACAAGTTGCTGTTGCTTGCCCACCGCCACCGCCAGCAATAGTTACAGTAGGTGCTGACGTATAGCCGGTTCCACCATTAAGTACAACAATACTTGTTAATGGGCCAATTGCACTATATGCTTCTACTATAAATTCATAGTTACTATCCCACGATGTTATAGCAGTAGAATCTGTATCTACAAACGTTGTGGTTGCTTGATCAAACATTGTATTATTACGAAAAGTAGTTCGTCCTAATATTGAGCCATCTTGCGATACTCTTAAGCCTTGTGGAAGTTCACCAGCATCTTTTGATCGCTTCATTCTAATGAATAGTGCTGAACCATCAGGTGCTGTTGCGTTAATTTTTAACTTACAAGATTTGCCTGCATTTATTGTTCCTAAACTTGTATATGCCATAATTAACCCCAAGTGACCTCAGTATCTGCCGCGCCTCGCACAGTCAAAGTATACTCAATCCAGTCACCATAAATTGTTAAATCTTTATAATAAAAATCTTCATCAAGATTTTTTGCTCTAATTGAAAAAGTATATGTTGTAGAAGATGCTGTTGTATGTGGTATAGTGCCATATATAATACACGAACCAACACCGTCATTAGCATTAGTTTCATATACACCATCAAATGTTGTACCTTGTGGTAGATTACCACTTTGCTCAAAACTAATTAAAGGTAGGTCTTCTAATAATTTCCCTTCAAACAATTCAATATAAAAATTACTATGCCTAATTGTACCAACTGATCCTGCTGGCTTTGTCATATATGGTCTAGCAAAAAGATAATTGTCACACAGCCACATTGTACTAGTACTATCACATGTAATATTATCACCAAATATGTCTTGATGAGTGTCAACTCTCGCTTTAGCAAGAGCATGTACTCTATAACTGAACTGTCTATCTACATTAGTATTACCATCAGTTACTCTAATAACAAAGTTAAAATCTTGTGATACTGTTATTTTAGAAATTCGTCCAGTTATTACACCAGTTGTGCTCATAATTAAACCAGCTGGTAAACTACCTGAATGTATACTATAAGTCAACACATCTAAATCTGAGTCAGTTGCCGCCAATGTTGTAATAATTTCTTGCCCATCATGAACATCTGCTAATTTTCCTGCCGCCGTAGACCAAATTGGCGCGTCAGGACCAGCAACAGTTAAACTAAAAGTTCTATCGGCTAATAAAGATTCAGCATCAGTTATTCTAATAACAAAAGTGCTTGTAACATTATTAGCAACTTCGTATGGAACACCTTTTAATAAACTACGTTGTGTAGGTATTCCATCAATAAGTCCAGTTGGTGCTAATGCTACGCCGCCAGGTAATTTACCGGCAATTAACTTAAATGTTAATCCAGTATTATTTGAGCTTTCTTCAGGATCTCGCCCAGTTAACTGAAGTGAATAAAACTCCATTTCTTGGATAATTCCAAGATCTCCAGCCGTAGTTACCCAATATGGTGCGGCCATTTATTTTACCAAGATGCGTGTGCTGATCTACGCCAAATGCTTGTTGCACCATCATATGCCGCAAAACAAACATAAAAATAACTTGTATCATATGCTGTTTTACCTGCGTAATCGCCGGTAGCACCTACTGCTGTGGCTGGTGCCGCTACTGCTGTTGCGCCATCTGCTTGTAGCATGTATAACTCTAAAAAGTTATCATTTGCTTTATCAAATGCCGTACGTAGTGGATCACCGGTACCGTCATTAGCAGTACTGCCAATTCCAATTGCTTGTCTAGCCATTATTTTCTCCAAATAATTGTATTATTAAGTATTTATACTATCTGGAGTAGGTTCGTTACTGTAGTTATTAATATGTCCGCACCAAGGACAATACCAATCTTTTTCTTTAAAAAAATCTTCTTTGCCAGACTCTGTAGCGATAGACCACCATGCTGAACATTTTTGACATGAGAAATGTACTAATAATTCAAATGATACCACTTAGTACGTACGCCAAGTTGCTCCGTTATAAACGAAGCCAGTTGACTGCCCATTAGTACTAATTACATGGTTTGAAGCAACGCCATTAATTGTATTACCATTACGAGCAATAGTTAAATTATTAGTTGCATATGCACCACCAGCATCCACAAAATATATAGCATCACCAGCAGCTGGCGATCCTGGCAATGTGCATGTGACAATACCACCAACAGTATCTACAGCATATCTACCAGCGGTTACAACAGCTTGTGACGCGGTAATAACTAAAAATCCTGGTTCACCTGTTGCAAGACATCTTACTTCAATATTATCTGTTCCGGTTGGAGGAGCGGCAGTAAATGTTAAAGTTTGTCCACTTACAGAATAGGCTCCTACAGGTCTTTGAACAACACCACTAACACTAACAATAAGGTTATTAGTACTAACACCAGATGTTGTCAAAGTAAAAGCTGTTAGAACACTATTTCCACTAAAACTTTCTGTTGTTACTGATACACCACCTCCACCCAATGCTTGTGCAACGTTAACCCATTGACTACTGCCTGAATTATATTGTAATAATTGATTATTTGCTACACTTGTAATAGTAACGTCATTTAATGCATTAACACTTGATGCGGCAATACGAACATCTGCTCTAGCGTCTGCTCTAGCACTAGTGTGATATAAATTAGTGTTTTCTGGAACAATACTACTGTCTAATACTACGTCAACCCAAGCACTACCATTATGTTTTAAAATATCACCACTGGCGGCGGAAGTAATAGTAACATCAGTTAATGCAGCTAATGTATAATCAACTACTTCAAATACACTAGTGCCACTATTATATTTCAATGCCTTATTAGCACCTACACCTGCTGTGTTTACATTATTTAAATCACCAATATTAGCGGCGGCAATGCGAGCGTCTGCTCGTACATTTGTATAATAAAGGTTTGTGTTTTCTGTTACATTACTTGTGTCTAATGGTTGAAAGGATTTGTCGCCTCTCCAGTATTGTGCTATGGATCCTGCTGTAATTGTTGACTCTTTGCCTGCTAATGCTGATGTTATTGTTGCGGCATAACCAGCATCATCATTAACTGCGGCGGCTAGTTCATTTAGTGTATCTAATGCGGCGGGAGCACCATCAATTAAAGTAGTTATCTTTAATTGTGCTCTTGCATCTGCTCTTGCATCTGTATAATAGAGATTAGTACCTTCATTAACATCTGAAGTTGTTAATACTGCATCTACCCAATTGGTACCATTGTGTCTTATTACTTCGCCTGCGGCGCCTGCTGTAATTACTACATCTGCTAAGTCAGTTAAATTAGAAGCGTAAACTAATGAGGATGGTTCAAATTTACCAGATGAACTATCATAGGCAAGTACTTTACCATTCGCCAAACCACCATTAGCAGATGTATCTACATCGGATAATTGGTTAACATCAAAAAGATATGCTTCAGAAAAATTATCATTAACTTTATCAAATGCCGCTCTTAGCGTATCGCCAGTGCCATCATTTGCTAACGCACCAATATTGATTACTTGTTTTGCCATAATCATATTTATTAAAAAATACATGAATTATTTAACCACGTAGTTTAATACCTGTATGATTTAGTGTAAATAAATATAGAAGGGAGCTTTTATATGCTATTACGCGCTATTGCCAATTCTATTATCGGAGCAAGTTTGTTATTTTTTGGTTCCGTGTCTAGTGCTGGTGACCGTAACGCTACATGGTCCTGGGCAGCTAATACTAATTTAACTTCACAAAGTTATCAAACAACTGAACAATTAGTACCACAAGTTATTAATAGTGTTGTAATAATTACATCAATGGGTGTAAAAGAAGCCGCACCAGGCTCTGTTGAACGAACCACACCTAAACCAGAAGAAAAAACTCCCGAAGATGATAACTCAGTAGATGAATTTCTAGAAGAAGGATCACTTAAATTTACAAAAATAAATAACCATTTATCACCTATGGGGCAAGGAACTGGGTTTTTTGTTAGTAAGAATGTTATTTTAACAAATCACCATGTTATTGAAAAAGGTGTTGCAGATGAATATATTATTACATTATATTCATTCAAATATAAACAGTATAAAGCAAGAGTTATAGCATTTGATGAAAAAACAGATCTTGCCATACTAGAAATTATCGATCCTGATGAAAATTCTAACGCAATTGAACCATTAAAATTTACTAATACAGATAATTGGACACTAGGCGAAAAACTATTTGCTATTGGACATCCACATGGTTTATATTGGACAGTAACTGAAGGCATATTGAGTCATCCACGCAGACGTATTTCTTCACCATGGCAATGGTTAATCCAAACTGACACTTCAGTAAATCCAGGCAACAGCGGTGGTCCGTTGTTTAATATGCATGGTGAAGTTGTTGGTGTTAATGTAATGTTAATTGGTCAATCAGAAGAAGGCAATCCTGTAGATTCAGGTCTTAATTTCGCAGTTAGAAGTGATCTAGCAAAACACGTTGTTGAAGAATTGCGCGTATATAAACGTGTAAGACGTCCACGTATGGGTATGTCTGTGAGAAACCGGCCAGGTGATGATATAGGTATTATTGTTGATGAACTATCAGACGAATCGCCAGCAAGTCGTTCAGACTTATTACCAGAAGACATTATCACATATGCTGATGATGTGCCAATTAATACAACATATGATTTCTTTATCTGGTTTACTCAAAAAAAGCCAGGTGACAAAGTTGTATTCAAAGTGGATCGCATAACCGAAAATAGAGATGGTCCACAAACATTTTCATTAAATATAACTGTATTACTAGAAGAATTACAAGAAGACTAATTTTAAATGTCGTCAGACAGAGATAAACTCAAATATTCTATCTTTTATTTTCCTGGATCAGGAGGTGTTATTGTTAGTTGGTTATTAGCACTAGCTCATGACTATACACTACTTCCTACCGCATTAGCATGTTTTCCGAAAAAATTAAAAGATAATTATTGCACAATTCGTAATGAAAAAAATCAACCCCTGGCTGGATGGATATTTCATGAAAATGTATATAAAGAAAATCCATATTGCACAGCATGGTGGATAAACATGCATGGACCTGAAGAAAATAGAACAACACCAGTGGCATTTGGAAATATACAAAATTTGGCAAGACTTTCTTCTAAACATACTACTAATATATTTTTATTAATGTCTAATAAAGCTAGAACAAGAGCATGTTATGAAAAGGGAAATGTGCCTTTTAGAACTCATGATAATATTAACCACAAAGTCATTAAAAATGAAAAAATAATATATAAAGAAAAACAATTAAAAATTATTAGAGAATTTGATAAAATAGATAATCTTTTTAATTATAATTCAATTTTTCAGGCTCCAGAAAAATATATTGGAGAAATAGAAACAATAATAGATCATCCTTTAACTGATGCTCATACAGAAGCAATAGAAAAATTAGTAAACAGATACATACAAATAACTCCACCAAAATTATTAAAAATTATCAATGATGAGAATAAACTGTCATAGCGACTTCCAACCATTAAAAGAAATTGTAGTAGGACGTTCTTATAATCAAAAATCGTTTGACTTTATAAAAGAACTACGCATTCGTGATCCTTTGAAGCGTATACTAGCAGAAACTGAAGAAGATTTACTAAATTTAAGTGCTGTATTAGAGGAGCATAATGTTAAAGTATATAGACCAGACTCTCCTCCAGTAGAATTAGTACAAGAATATATAGACAATTCTGCAAAACCACCTATTCCTTCATTAGCAGTACGAGATGGATATATTACTGTAGCAAATACCTTATATCGATTTGTATATAAAGAAGAAATGGATAGTATTTTTAGTCTACTAATTGACGGCAAAACATTCGATCCATATAAACGCCCTGATGATTTTAATTCATTAGAACCTATGAATAAAGAAGAACTTAAAGAATTAACTAAGATGGTATTACCATGTACATCATCAAATTCAACAGACAATGCATATAAAAAAGACAATGGAAAATTTATACCAGGAATGAATATAGAACATACTAAAACTATACGAACACATTTAATGGACGCGCCTTGCTTAGTAAGATTAGGACAACGATTAATAGTTGATAATTTTCCATCTTTCCAAAAAAAATGGATCAATAAAGAATTTAGTCAATATACTTTATTTAATACTGACATAAGAGGACATTCAGATGGTGCATTTTGCCCCATTAAACCAGGTTTATATGTACATACGAAAGATTGGGAAAACGAATACAAAAAATCTGTACCTGGATGGGAAGGAATATATTTAGAAGAACAAGCTCACGAGTCAAATGTTATTAAAGGATTTACAGCTATAAAATATAGTAATAAAGGGAAATGGTGGTTGCAAGGTGAAGAAAATAATGACATGTTGATTAAATTTGTTGAAGGATGGTTAGACGAATGGGTTGGTTATATAGAAGAAACAGTATTTGATGTCAACATGTTAAGTATAAACGAAAATCTAATACTTTGCACTAATGAACCACCACAACAAGTTAAAGACGCATTTAAACGTCATAAAGTAGAATATATCATTACTCCTTTCCGTCATCGTTTCTTTTGGGATGGTGGATTACATTGTATTACCTTGGACGTGAACAGAGAAGGCAATTGTGAGGATTATTTTAGATAAAAAATGCCCGGGTTTAGTTGCCGGGCATTTTAATGTAAGTAAATCTCTTTTAACGTCTTCCAGGCCCTAAAGACCTCCGCAGTCGACTATATTATCATTATGTATAGTGTTCTATTTGTTAAAATTTATATTTTGGATACTTCATTGTTATTTCTCTATTAGTCTTTGCCTAAAGATTTGATACGTGACCACTTTTTACTCTCTTCTTGGATTTTTAGTTCTTCTGCTAATAAATTAGCCATATAACCAATATCGCTCATTAAGATGTCTATTTCTGCCTCATTATTGCTTTCTTTAGTTGTTGATTGCTTCTTTTCTACTTCTTTTGCCTTTGTATGCATTACATTTACAAGACTTAAGACATCATTTATAGTATGATACATAGGTACCTCCTAATTGTCTTAATCTGTACTATATTATACAGTATTACTAGTATTTAGTCAAGTTTTGTTCCGCTTTTCTAAAATAAGATTTAACTCTTTAATGCCATCAGATACAGTTTTTTCAAACCAGAATGGAAATATAGAGTGAATAAATCCCGCAAATGCTAAACACTTCAATACAACAACAAACCTAAGAGCATTTTTCATATGCTCAAAATATGTTTCGTTAATGCTATTTGGATGTTTGGTAAAGGGATTTTCCATCCAACTATTTAGTTTTTCTCCACACATTCACCTGAAACTTCTAATTTTATGTCCATAAAACTAATGGATGTATTTTTCTGGTAGGTGAGTTGTTGCTCACATTCTACCCTACTTGCGTACTCTGTTGCTATACTCATTTCGTTTTGCTCACCGTTTATAGTGGCAAGCATAGTTACAACTAATAACCAACTCATGGATTACTCCCAAGGTATTTTAGTTAATGTTTCCAACGCTTGTTGTTCACTTTCAAAGTCAATTTCTTTTCCAGTATTCTTATTAACAAAATAAAATACTTGTTTGCCAGGCTCTCTACCTCGAGCAGATCGTGACCATTCACCTACACCAACAGTTTTAGTGCATAAAAAGCCTTCATTACCATCTGAATCTGTCACTCTCCAACACCAACCGTGATTTCGAACAGGTCCTCTTTTGGCTTCTACTTCATTAAGTTTCATTTCAGCAAGTTCTCTCTGTAATAATTTATTGCGCTCATCTGGCAATGGGCCCGTCATACCTAAACGTGCCCATTCATTGGGCGTGTAGTAATAACCAGGATGATGCTTTAGAGACATAGCCGGGCGTAGTTCCTACTTTCATTAATGACGCTAATTTCTTGTCACCATACATATAGTCATAACTTGATTCTGAAATAACTATCTCGTATTCTGCATCATCATTAGGAAAATACTCTGACCATAAACGAATCGCTTTATTAAGCGTATCCACTTTGTGGATAGTTTCGTAAACTTCCTCCGTACGGGCGTTTACCATTTGTGCGTATATAAGCATAGTAGTATTTATTATCCTATGTACTTTTCGAAAAACCATTCAGTATTAAGTGTTGACGCCAACTCGTGACATACGGAAAGGCCGCCAGTGTAAACATCATTTCCAGAATTTTGATTATAAGTAATCCAATCATTAGCATACGCTTTTTGTTTAGAATCCATATTTCTTTTTACTTGAAATGGACAATCATTTTTTTTATAAGTCATAGTCTTTACCTAATCCTTGTTCTCCGATTTTAATAATATCTAGTTGCCATACACCATCACTATCTTTATACTCAATTTCTACTTCTTGATCACGCAATATTGTGCCTGGGGGTGAAATTATGTCAATCTTAAAATCATCTTTATCCACACCAATTTCTGTTAGAGTTTCAGTTAATAAATCGCTAACCCATTTGGCGTTGCCACCTGGCATATAGTCATATGACTTATTACAACTCGCTTGTCGACATTTACCACCATCACCTGAGCGTTTAACATACATAGATCCGCGACTAGAATCACAGCCTACAAAGTTTAATTGACTTTTAAGAACATCACTTGCTGTCATTCCTGTTTTTGGCTTAGACAAATATGTAGAAGCAAAAGCACCCGGTGCTCCCCACGGATGGGTCCAACCTTCTTCGTGCCCTGGTCGTGCCGGCAATGGTTTAGAAAATGCACTACAAAATGTTTCACCTTTGTCTGGATCCAATAACATGCTTGCCGCAGACATTGTACCACTGCCTATACCTGTACATATTGCAGGGGCATATTTCATAATAGATTCATCTGCTGTACAATTCCACAAACCACAACCATCGGGTATAAATGATATTGTATGCCCTTGTAATTGACTCACCGCATCCTTGCCAAATTCTGCTATAACAGTGCCATCGTTTACTGCAATATTATCCGTATAATCTCCTGTTATAAGTTTAGGTTCTGGTAATCCTGCTTCTATGTTATCTGCTGGATATTTGCCTTCAACTTGGCACATTTCTTCTACACTATATCGTGCTGGTGATGCCAAAATAATTCCTTCGCTTACTTGCGCCCTAGCAACATACCCATTATAAACAGGCAATGCGATGGCCGCCGTAACGCCGATGATAGCAACAACCATCATCAATTCAATAAGTGTAAACCCCTTGCTCATTACAATAGGCCAATTGCCCTCAGCAATGCGCCTTGCTCACCCATATGACTGGGCCAGTTAAGATCTGCTACAACAACAATGCCAACCCACATTGAAACAACTATCACTGTCCACCAAATGCGGGTAACTACTGTATTTGGATTCACTGAAATGCTGGAATTTCTAGCCATAACCTTTCTCTGTTGTAAAAATAAATTTGATCTTCACTTGATGCGCCATTAGGAAAATATTTTCCAATATCTGTTCCTGGACACCAACTGGCTCGCCACTGACCTTTATCCTCTTTAATAATAACTGTAGAGCCAGGGTTCACATTTTCAGTAAGAAAAACATCCATTTCCTCTTCAGTAGGAAAAACTGCTGTATTTGGCCGCCTTCTGATCATACTCATTATATCTTTCCTCTTAAACTATTTCAGCAAATGCTCTCGATACTAATATCAATAATACCAGCAGGAAAAGTGGTATAAAGAATTCTTTTTTACTCATTATATCTTTCCTGTGCGAATTGCTTCTAAGAAGTCTTCCCATACAGGTTTAGCGGCTGTATTCTTGCAACCATAACGCCTGCTATCCTGCCATAAATTCCAGTAGTATTTGTCACACAAAGGATCAATGCCCTGAAACTGATAAGCCATTACACCTTTAAATTGTTCAAACGTCATGTTATTCGGATCTATCATATCCATACCTCTTTGTGATCATTAAGTTCATATAAATCTTTGTCAACGTCTGTTAATTCGCCATCAGCGACAAACGTTAACCCTATCTTGTCTTTTACAGTGCGGAGAACGTCATTATAAGACCAATCACCACCCATTTCACGCCACGCAGTACCATCTGCTTGCCTTGCAAATTCATTAGCCGCTTTGAATCCTTCAACTTTCCTAACTAGGCCTTTTGCGGCACCCAATATATGAAAAACGTTTCCGTGGGAGCCGCTTAAATTGAGTTTAACGTGTTTGAGTCCGTAGGACATTACTTTCTCCCTTTCAGTAGTCGGTGGATCAGTTTTGCCTCTTTGGGTTTGATCTTTGGATTCTTCTTAATGGCCTTGTCGACCGCTTCCTTGTTATAGGTTGCCATTATGCTGTGCCTCTTTCTTGTGCATTGCCGAAATCAACATCTAAGTAATCTGGCTCCATTCTGTCTATATAAGCAATTTCTGCTTTTGAGCCGCATCCTTCACAAACAACTATATCTCCGATTTCGGGATATACTCTGAGAGTGATATGCTTTCCGCAGGTTGGACAGTTTGGCACAAGTTTATTAGAGTTTAACATTTTTTAAATCTTGCTTGATAAATGCTGGTTGATTAAGTGTTTTAAGAAATTTGCTTGCTTGGGGTAATGTTTTAAAACGTGCGTGGACTACTTCTCCTAGGGCACGACAAACGGCTGAATTTGGGGTAATTGCTTTCCATTTTACTAGGGACATAAACTCTCGACTGTTAATTAATTTACTATACTATTATAACATATCTAGCAGATTTGTCTATCTTTTCATGAGTCTAAGTAGTTGAATTTGTTGAACATATCAGAAAGTTTATCGTAATCATTAATAATCATGAGTTTTTCGGGTGAATTCTTGTATTTTTCGTAATACGAATGCGCCGCATTCGCACCCATTTTCGCATACCACGCATACCCGGGAGTATTGCGATTTCCATATGTTAGAAACAATTTCATTTGTATTTCTTGTTGCTTATTAGGATTATCTTTTATTACTTGCTTCATATATTCCCTAAAAATTGCTCTCCAAGTATGGAACGGGGAAGTATTATATAAATGAGAGGTTGCTATTTCATTTATAACAATATGTTTTTTATCACTAATAGTCATAGTAGAATCAATATATTTTACTCCCCAATCACCGGCGTTTAACACTATACTTTTAGGAAATAATTTGAGGCATCCGTGCCAACTAGCATATCCGTAAACTCCGTCTATTGCCTTCCAAAGATATACTTTGTTATCAAATCCTTCATATTTAAACTCAAAATCATCTCTTATACGAGAGTCTCCATCTACGAGATAAAATAAATTAGTTTTACTTTGTTCAGCACAAAATTTATGAGCACTATGTATACCTACTATACCTTGTATTCGTTGTGCGTGGGGTGCTTTTTGTTTTATTACTTCAAAATTTTCGTCTGCATTGAGTTCATCAAAGCATTGAAAAAATACATCATACATTTTATTTCTTTTTATGAAAATCACGCTGAACGTTTATAAATGCCTGAATAAGAACCTGTTTTTGAACGCGTCTATCCAATTTTACATTAAACAACTCTAACCCCAACTCATCAACTTCTTTCTTTGTCATTTCAGTTAGTTGTTTTTTAGTATAACGTTTTGGCTTTGGTGCTGGTGCTGGTGCTGGTGCTGGTGCTACTTCCTTACTTTTCCAATTTCCCTCTGTTATTTTAAGGGTTTCTTGGATAACAGGTTCTACCATTTTTTCCGCAACTTCTTGTACAGTTTTAACTGTTTTAGGTGAAGGCATTGTTTTAATACCAAACAATGCTTTAATAAAATCAAACATTAATATCTCTCCATAATATGCTAATATTATTTAGTTATTGTAATTATGTCCTAATAATAATGTCACTTTCCCAATCACCAAAAAACTGTTTCCAACTCTCATGATCAATCATAATAGGAAATTTCTTGCGTCTTGCTAATAATTGAAAGTAATTCGGCTTATATGGCTTCCATTTTGGTTTCCATATGCCTACTGGATTATGATTTCCTTTAAGTGAATTACATCGTGAACATGCCGAAACTACATTTTCCCACACTTTTCGACCACCTAGACGTTTGGGGATAACGTGATCATAGGTTACTTCTCTTACAGTTAACGGCTGTTCACAATATACACATATGCCGTGATCTCTATAGTATAGAGATTCTCGTTTTAACTTCATAATAGACTTGACATTAACATAACTATTACGAGCAATAACACTAGGCCATTTCATATGTAAATTAGGTGTTTGAATCCATCTATTATAACTAAAAACTACATGACAACTATCGTTAAATATTCTATTAACAGCATCTTCCACGGGAATAGTATGTAATGGCAATAAAGAAATTGGCATATATGATGCGTTTAATACTAATGTTCTTAATCCGAGCATGTTGATATTTATTTAATAAATGGTTGGTCCACCTGGATTCGAACCAGGGACCTCCGCTTTATCAGAGCGGCGCTCTAACTAACTGAGCTATGGACCAAACAAATATTTATTCATAGAATAGGTATAATTCATAAATACGGGTATGCCAAAAGAAATAGTATGTAAACTCGCACAATTAGGCTTAACAGGACATATGGGCGGCCATATTTCTCCCTGTAACCAATTACTAGATTATCATTTAATGACAAATCATGGAGAGAATGAACCTAGTCATATGATTATTCTACAGCATGATAGTTTGGAAAAAGCATGGAATAATGATATGCGGGATCGTTTATTAGAACAACATAAACAAGGTATCTGGCCGGAAGGTTGTAAACAATGTAGAGTAAATGAAGAAAGTGGCACAAAAAGTCATAGAACAATGTTAAATGAAGTATTTGCTGGTATTGAACCAATGGAAGATCAACCCAGAGTTTTAGTATTAAAACACGGTAATAAATGTAATAATGCTTGCAGATCATGTCATCCATCAACTAGTGTTCAATGGTATAAAGACTCTTACAAAATAAAAAATATAAAAAAACCATATAAAGAATGGCTTAAAAAATGGGAAAGTTATGAACTGAGTTATCATGAAAGTAATGAAGAACTCCGTCGTGTTTTATCTAACTGGAATAAAGGATTTGCTGTTATTGACTTATATGGTGGAGAACCACTCCTAAATCCTTTTACATATGAAATAATTGATAAGAGTATAGAAAATGATGTAGCAAAAGAACAAGTATTAGGTATACATACAAATTGTACAATTTTCTCAAATGAAATAGTTGAAAAACTAGGAAAATTCAAACATGCTGTATTAGGATTAAGTTTTGATGCTATTGGTAAACATAATGATTATATTAGACATTTAAGCAAATGGGACCAAATTGAAGAAAATATAGAAAAGTTTTTAAAAGCATCAATGAATCATCCTTCAATATTCCCTGATTTTTCAATTACAACTCAAATATTAAATGTATTCTATCTTCCTGAAATTTGTCAATATGTACATGAAAAAGGCTGGCTAGAAAATGAGTTTACTATTTTTCAACGATCAGAAGAGGAGAAACTGGCTAATATCAATGGTGTTGGCAATGTTTCTATGTCATTTGCTAACAGAGTATATGATAAAAAGGAATGTAACATTATGTACATTCCAGAACCTATTAAAGAAGTAATTAGAAAAAAGTTATTAAACTATGATCCGCCAACTGGAAAAAATGGCGCACATGCTGTAAAACATATGTATACACGAGATATGGAAACAGTAATTAATACTTTAGATTATACTCCTGATGATTATGATCGACATAGAGATACATTTTGGGATATAAATGGCAAAATAGACGGATATCGAAAACAAAGTTTTAAAAATACTATGCCAGAATACTACGAATTATTTGCTGATTTTTATTCTAAAACATAGAACATCTTACGGCCATTTGCAATATTTTCACTTGGAAAATCAGGACCCTTATAGTTTTTAAAGTCATAATATTCTTTAATTTTCCAACCAGTAGATTCAAAAAGTTTTTCATATGCTTTACGACTACTATGCATCTTTAACCTAGGCAAGTCTGATTTAACCCCATCATAGTCTTTTGAATCTTCTGAACTATATTTTACTCGAATAATTCCTTCTGGATGTTCTAATATATCATCTACTACAACACTTTCTATAATTAAGTTCTTTGGTTTAATATTTTGCTTAATCGTAGTTAGTAAATCGTGCTGATTATGTATATAATATAGTGACTCTATTAGATAGACAATATCATATGATTTTAAATATTGCGGTATCCACGGACGCGAGTCCACAAACTGTGGTTTATACACATAACTTTCTATATCATCAGAAATAATATTTGCTTTATCTTTAAGATTTTGTAATTCTAATAATTGATCACCAATAATAATTCTATTAAAATCTAAATCTATACCATCATAAGATTTTGCACCAGAATTTAAAAACCATTTAGCATAAAAAGGAATCCCACATCCCAAATCTAAAACATTATAGTCTTTTAATAGATCTTTACAATGTATAAAATTAAGATAGTATTTAACAAGCCAATGACTATCAAATGTTAAACCGGAAGGTTTCCAGTCCTTATACTCTATATCTTGATTGTCAATATATCTATGCCAAATATATTCAAAATAAACATTATCAATATTGTTATTGATTATAGCAGAACAGTTTAATACTTTATTCCAATCTAATTTGATTTCTGCAGGCATGACTGAACCGCTTCTATAACTGGTTCCATTTCTTCTTCCATTTCCCAATTACCGACAACATTGCCTGTTCGGTCAATTAAAAATTTATGAAAATTCCAGCCAATCCAACTTTTCCCTTCACCATGATCACTTATAAGCCATTGATAAAGTGGTTGACAGTTATCTCCTTCAACATCACCTTTTTGCATTACAGGAAAAGTTACGTTGTATTTTGTTTGACAAAATTCTAAAATTTCCTCATCTGTACCAGGTTCTTGTTCTCCAAATTGATTACATGGAAAAGCAACAACTATTAATCCTTTCTCTTTCAATTCTTCATAAAGTGTTTGTAAGGGTTCATAATGTCGTGTCCAACCACATTCACTTGCTGTGTTTACTACTAATAGAACTTTACCTTCACATTCTTCTTGTAAATTAAATTTTTCACCAGAAGCAGTTCGGCAGTCCCACATATTGTCCCAATTTGAGCTATATAATGTATCTTCATTCATAATTTGATCCTCTAAAAATATTTATTGATTAAGTTGGCGGTGGGTGAAGGATTCGAACCTTCGATACGCTTACACGTATGCCAGATTTCAAGTCTGGTGCATTCAACCGGGCTCTGCCAACCCACCATTTTTGGTGCCCGCGGCTGGACTCGAACCAGCACGCCTTGCGGCAATTGCCCCTAAAACAATCGTGTATTCCAATTTCACCACGCGGGCATTATTTGTATTCGTAATTTACGGTTAGTTTATTTCTACGAAATTCTTCCGCACCATTTTTAATATGGAAATTGTGTGCCATTTCTGTTTTGGGAGATAATGTTACAAATCTTTTAACCCAAGGTTTTTTCTCTTGAAAATATGGTAATAGTAAATTTAAAATTTCACTACCTTTACCTTTTCTGTAACTCCACACAGTATAAAAAACTGCTATGTCTAATCCCGCCATAGTTGTTAATTGCTTTTCTGTTCTTGGCACTTCATCACAAAATGCTACACAACAAATGGCATGTGTCCACAGAGCATATACCTCTCTGCCATATAAAAATCTATCTCTTTCTCCTATATTTGGCCTAACAGGATCGTCTTCACACTTTGTTCCCGGTGGCCACATATCCATAGGCTCTAGACGCTCAAGAAAATTATTCTGGCGCCAGTATAGTCTAGGCATTATTTCGCTCCAATTTAAATAACGTAAGGTTCTAACCGCTTTTCTTTATTTAACACTCGAGTGGGGTTGAAGCACGATAAATTGATAGTTTGGTACTCACCAGTAGTAATTAGTTCCATTAAGCCGCGTCCTATACCAACTGCTTCCATTAACTCAACTATTTTCATAGCAATATTTATTATGATTAGGTTATTTCATCATCAACATCAAAAGTACAAGGTGTATATGATTTACTTCTAAAGTCTTTTTTAAAAGAAGCTTCTGAATCCCAAGTCCACTTTGTACCATATTTAAATATAAGTCTATCCATTTGAAAACAATTACTGAGCCAAAAATAAGTATTAGTTCCAAGTTTCGTATGTTGAATTAATTTATCGACATCCGCAGTATTAAAAAGATCTACTTGTTCATAAGTAACATTCATATTATGAAAACGTTTCCAGTTGTGTTTTAGTTGCTGAGAATCAATGTTATTATCTTCTAAATAGTTACATAAGTCGATATTAAGATGATGAGCACGCTCGCTCTTGGTCATTCTTCCATCAGCTCGACGACCGATAGGATTAAAAGGTAAACCCAACTTATACACCTCTTCTTTAAACAGTTGTGCTATTGATGATAAATGTTCCACCTCACCATTCCAAGTTTCTTTAAGAAATTGTTGCCATCTAATCGCCGCGGGACTTATATCAAACATTAAAACATTGGTATTTTCACTAAAATACTCTTGTCCTAATAAAATATATGTCTTTAACCCACCACAGACTCCAATATAATTATCAAATTTATTTTCAAAGGTTTTGGTTATATTAACATGTTCTGTGTTTAGAATATAATAACATCTTTCTAAAGTTCTAGCTGACATCTTCAATTCATCCGCAAAAGGTTTTAATTTATCAGGAACATTACTTTTGAGATCTAACATTAATTCTTCGATGTAAGGATACATTGTTTCTGGAAATGAAAATATTATTTGTTCGTTTATAGAGTCACTAAACGGCTTAATATTATATTCTTCTTTAAGGAGTGAGCGGGCCCGCTCGCTCCTCAAGGCCTTATTGAATATTTTTGTATTAATCTTTTTACAATCAATTAAAAACCAATTCTCATCTCCAACCACAGGTTCATTAGAAAGTTTTGTTATCTTTTCTTCTAAACATTGATCAAAAATTAATCTATCCCAAAACAAATGCCCTGCTTTAATTACAAAAATATAATCGTAATTTTCAATGTCGAGGCTTGCATCATGATCATAATAATCATGACTAAAATCATCCTCAAAAAATCCTTGGCCACAGAATCTTGTAAACTCATACAATCTTTGTGCAATTTTAGAGCAGTTTTTATCATTTATTTTATCGATTAATAACTTGATCTTCATAACTTTTTAATACAATATCTTCAAACTCTACTGTTTCAGCACCATGTACAATAATATGATATCTATCTTTATTGCTATTATTTATTACCCCATGCTCATAAGCAATATTAAAATAAAAAACGCTACCATTATTATCGTAAGGAACTATTCCATTTTCAGTTATTAAAAAACACTTATCAGGATTATTAAGACTCATATTAACAGCACGACTAGGATTATCATCTCTACTTCCATCAACATGAACATCAATATACCCACCTGGTTCAATTAACATAAATCTAATTCTATCATAAACATTAATTGGATATTCATTTTTAAAATAATTCGTTGTAATTGGGCATTCTACAGAGGCATTGGTCCAATCTCTTTTTGCATCTTTGCTAAATCCATGATCTTCAGGTATAGATGTAACATGATCACCAATGCCATGAATGCATACACTTTTCCATCCTTGTGAATAATCTGTTCTATGCTCAACAAATAAATGCTTTATATTTTTGGCTTCTTCAAGCATTTCCTTAAACGGAGCATCTATCATAAGTTTTAACCACGGATATTTGCTTTCCCAAGTTGCCCAATGCCTAGGAGTTTTATTGTCTGGAATTCGTTCATAATTCCATACTTTATCTTTGTGCTGTAAGTAAAACTCTTGTATTTTTGAATCCATTAGTGTGTATGTATTAAAAGAAAATCTTTACTTTCTATACCAAGTTTTTTAAAATTATTACTCATATGCATTTTTTGTTTATCAAACATACAAGCAACATTTTTCTCCCACGGGATTATCTCATCTACTTCAAGATAATCTAATATCTGATCACCCCTAGCATATGGTTTATTTTCTGGATCTAGATAAAATTCAATCATTTGTTTATTCCAAATATTGGGAATATAATCTCTATAATCTAAATTATGTTCATATATTGGAAGATTGGCTCTATCAGGCCCGCCAATGGCTCGCGTCAACGCTTGGTGCTCTTTGGGATTGGGTTCTTCATAAAGACCAGAAACTACATCTTGAAAATCTTGAACATAATCATTATCTTCTGCGATATTTTTAAATATTATAGTATGGATATCTTTATTAAATGTTAGTGGTATTATAATAGATATTCCTTGTTTTGAATCACTTCCATCCTGACGCTGAGAAGGTACTTTACCATCCCAATTATTATGTGAAGTAGTGGGCCCTTCATAACGATTCGCATCAACGTGTAAAGAAATTGGTAAATAAGAAGTTTTAATAAATGCTTCAAATTCAGTATATTCTACGTTAAATAAATCTAAAATTTTCTTTACTATTAGATTCATTTCAATCTCGCATTTGTCATATACCTCACCTTTTCTTGTAGGAATTGGTGACGTAATCCGCCGCACGAACGTCCAAATGATGCTTCCAATTGATAAGACACCGGCTGATGAGCGTGCTAGTGGATCATCCATAGCATGATTGGATTGCCAATTTGTAGCACCGTAACGGCCAGATATTTTACTACGGCCAGATATTTTACTTTTTTCAGTTAATCCCCACATCTGTAAAAAAAGGTCATCTTCTTCCCAATCAAAGATATCATAATTATGTTTATTTTCTTTGTGATATTGAATAAGATATTGTGTATATTCTTCAGGAATATATTTTATAATTGTAGAATAACTCATATCAATATTTATGGCGGAGAGGGTGGGATTCGAACTGACGACATTCTCGTTGGCAACGAGAGGCTCTACCGCTGAGCTACACCCGCATTTGGCTCCCTAGGTTGGAATCGAACCAACCCACAAGTGATTAACAGTCACCTCGCACACCTTGCGCGCTCTAGGGAAAATTGGCGGTCCCAAGGGGACTCGAACCCCTAATACCAGCGTGACAGGCTAGCGTGTTAACCAATTACACCATGGGACCGAATTTGGTGGGCCCTGGAAGATTCGAACTTCCGACTTCTGCCATGTAAAGACAGCATTCTACCGCTGAATTAAGGGCCCATCTGGTGGAGAATAAGAGAGTCGAACTCTTAATTTAGCCTTGCAAAGGCCACGTGATCCCATTTCACCAATCCCCCATAAAAAATTGGAGCCTCTAGATGGAATCGAACCAACAACTAAACCTTACAAGGGTATTGTTATACCGTTTAACTATAGAGGCGTAATATTATTTATTTGGTGGAGAGGGAGCCATTCTTGTTCCCGAAGGATCCCGGCCGGACCCGGATCTTACCATGCGTAAAAGATTGTCCTTTGTATCTGTCTTTCAAACCCTTACTCCAACGACCTTGTCCTCTATTACCTCCAGCAAATGTATCTGTTTGGCTATGGCAATTTGGACATATAAGTCGTAAATTTTTCTTATCGTTGTTATCAGCATTACCATCTATATGATCTACTTGTAATGTAATAGGCTTATCTTGCCATTCACTTAACTTACATACACTACAATTATACCCATGATCTTCTGTTAACATCTGACGCTGTCTCGGTCTCCCTATATCAGCACCTTCTTCGTAATGGACACGCCACTTCGCTTTAGTAACTTCTGCCCTTAACGCACCTTGGCACTTATTTGAGCAATATTGTCCTTTAGATTGACTAGGGAAATATTTAAACTCTTTACTACAAACTTTACATGTTCCTATCATTAGTTAGTCCTCCCTCGGACTATTTATCAGAACTAACCTATTTTGGTGGGCCTGGATGGATTCGAACCATCGACCACCGGCATATAAGACCGGCACTCTCACCGCTGAGTTACAGGCCCATGGCTGGGACACAGGGATTCGAACCCCAACTGACAGAATCAAAATCTGTAGTGCTACCGTTACACTATGTCCCAATTTGGTGGACAGGGCTGGGCTCGAACCAGCACAGCCTGAGGCGTCGGATTTACAATCCGGTGAACTCACCATTGTTCAGCCTGTCCCAATATGGTCTCGGTGGCTGGAGTTGAACCAGCGATTTCTTCGTCCCAAACGAAGCGGATTAACCAGACTTTCCTACACCGAGAGATTATTTGCTCTGTGTTTTCTTGCCCTTATTTCGCTTCTTCTTTTCGTTCTCTTTTTCTTTCTCAGCAAATTCCTTGTTTACTACTTTAGCAATATAAAATCCTCTGCCTTGATTACCATTCTGAGCAACTTTTTCGCAGTTTTTTAAACTGGCGAACCCTTCAAGATACAATTGACGAGCCATGCCCTTTAATCTTGCTTTACCAGCATTAGCAATTTTCATTGCAAGACTTTGTGTGCTTCTTTCTACTTTTTGATATATATCTGCCATTATTTTATTTCCTCTTTGGTACACCGACGGGGGATCGAACCCCGGTTGTCGGCGTGAAAGGCCGATGTCCTAACCATTAGACGACCGGTGCGTTGTTAATTATTGTATGATTTTCCAACTCCCATCTGCCATTCTACAAGCGGTGCCATATCCTTCGACTGCTTTACCACCAACATAAATTGTTTGGGTAAATTCCCTACAAGGAGTTCCATTGCTCACGTTAGTATTTCTAACGGTAACTGAGCCATGCTCATTGTTGTTAGGATTGTTCCAAGACGTTGTTGAATTATCTTGAGCAGTTTCCAAGTTGGAATGAATCGCAGATTGATGCATAAGTTGGCCTTTCTGCGTCAATACAGCATAATGGCCTCCTGCAAGAGCACCACCAATTAAACCAGTCGCAACCCAAATTTCTTTATTTGAACTGTCTCCGGCAAGTTCATATGCTAATGCGCCGCCCAGCAATGCACCTATCATATTTCCTGACTCTTCGCGAGTCATATTGGCACAGCCTATCAATGATATTGACGCCAAACCTATCGCTAGGAATTTTTGATACTTCTTCATAATATATCCCAATTATCCTCTATAAGTAGATTACTTACACTTTCTTCATTATGAACATTTACTATCGCTCGTCCAATTAGTGGAGCAATTGTTACATACCTGAGTTGGGCTATACTAGATTCCCTACTAATTTTAATGGAATCTGTTACTATCAATTCAGTTAAATCGCTATTACCAATTTTTTCATCTGCCTTAGGCGTCAGTACTCCGTGCGTAATATATGCTCTTACTTTAATAGCACCTTGTTCCAACAAAGCCGTGGCCGCGTTGGCTAGAGTGCCTCCACTGTCTATGATGTCGTCAACAATAATACATTGTTTATCCTTAACGTCACCAACAACATTCATAACCTCACTTGCGCCCGGTTCTGGGCGTCTTTTATCGATTACAGCAATCTCTGTATCAAACTTCTTAGCATAACTTCTTGCTCGTTCTGTACCGCCAGCGTCTGGACTGACAAATACAAGATTCTCTGTATCTATTCTTTTCCGCAAATCATTGACTAGGATAGGTCGTGCTATCAAAGTGTCTACTGGGATATTAAAAAATCCTTGGATTTGACCTGCGTGTAGATCGAGTGTTAATACACGATCTGCGCCTGCCGTTGTTATTAAATCTGCCATGAGTTTTGCACTAATTGGTGCTCTACTCATTGTTTTTCTGTCTTGCCTCGCGTAACCAAAATATGGCATTACTGCTGTTATGCGCCTTGCACTTGCTCTTTTGAGCGCGTCAATCATAACTAATAATTCCATTACATTATCATTAACTGGGGTGCTAGTACTTTGTATTACGAATGCGTCTTTACCTCTGATGTTTTCGTGAATTTCTGCTCTAACCTCGCCGTCGGCAAACCTCCCTATGTTTGCCTTAACTAGCGGTACACCGGCAAACTGGGATATTCGTTTTGCCAACTCCAGGTTCGAGTTACCTGAAATAAGTTTCATTTTTTTTAGTCTCTTGTTATTAGTTGAGTATTTCCCAAAGACCTTGCCAACCTGTCATTACCGTAAAAGTATGACCACTTGGATTCCATGGCACTGGATTAAAGTGGATTACACCACCGCCACCGCCCCATGGACCACTAGGATAGTCAAACTGCCCAGCAAAGTATTTGTCGTTTATTTTGCATAACCACCACTTATTAAAAAGTTGTTCTGCCTGTTGTTGTCGATTTAACATAAAGAGATATTCTAAATCAATTTCTCTTAATTCCATCCATATAATCGTCTAGTATGTCAGTATTATTTACCAAATCTAGAAATAATTCCTTCTCTTTCTTATAGGCCTCAACTTCCCATGGAAGTTGGCGATGACCTATTTTCTTTTCCCTCTTACGACCAACTGTTTCACCTTTCCACTTTGTGCTACCATTATCATAATTTCGCAATTGTAGCCTTGCAAACTGCTTCAAATGTGTCATTTCATGTGCTAATGTTAGCAACATTTTCGTTACACGCTTTTTAGCATCTAGCTCAATTTCAAATTCACGTGGACGAGATAATCTATAATCTGATATATGGCAATAACCATATATCTGCGTTACTCCTTCTTTTTTCGCTAAATCCTTCGTTACGACGATATCCAAATGTATGTTTCTACATAAGTCAGACCTCATCATCTTCTGGGCATAAAACTCTGCGGAATCCTCTAACAAAGTTCTAAACCTTTTACTTTGTGTGTTATAACCATTTGTGGTTATAATCATAACTTACCCCATAAGGTTCTTATTGAACTCATCGCATATAAAACTATGCAACTCGTCGATTTCTTTTTCACTGAAATAATGGGCCATTGCTTCTAGCACTTTGTCAGCACCAAACACAACAACCATATCAGCCACTACATCGTACTTATCAAATAAGTCATTCATCCTCGTCTTCGTCCATCAACGACACTTCAACCTCTGCGTTATAATAACGTTTGGCGTGAAAGTTATCTTCAGCAGTCAAATAATCACGTGCTTCACCCCAAGTTGGAAAGCGAGTCTCTTCCAGAGCACTCTCAACCATAATATAACTTTCACTGGGGGTTACTTTTCTCTGCCACGTGGCAATATCAGTAAACATCCAACGAAATGAACCACTATGCAAGGGCTCTTTGTCTTTGGCTGACAAATCACCAACCCATCGCACTACTTCACCAACTTCCTTGATGCTTGGCAAGACTGAATGATATTGTTTACGTAAGGCCTCCGCTTTTTTCATCGCATTAACTGTTCCAACGCTACTGAGTAATCCTTGATCAGACATTATAGTCTCCTAGTTCTTGCTTATATTCGTGATTGTGCTTGGCACGACGAGTATAAGCGGTTTTCTTACGTTCAACTTTCTGAGAGTAAGGGTTATCGCGTTCAAACAGAACACGAGCGAATCTCGTCTTGCGGCGAGGGTTCTTCATACTATTATGATACTGCATTTTACTAATTTTGTCAAGTATATAATCAACTGCTTATATGCTTGCACTTTCTCCTGTAAACAAAACCCGGACAATTACAAGTTAAATTATCCTTCCAATCCTTATATACTTTATACATAAGTCCCTGCACTGATCCTGATTCATATGTTGCAAATAATTCAGGCGGAACTACTTTAACCTGACTTGCCGCAACACGATCCATCATCTCTTTGCTAATGGCTCTGTAATGATCAATTATCTTTTGTGTCGTCGGGTCCATTTCTCTTTCCAAAATCTACGGTAACAATGTTACCTTCGGGTTTAGGGATTACTTTCTTTTGGTGCTCAACAAAAACACCAAGGTTTTCTGTTTGCTTCGCGGCTTCTTCGTCAGTTTCTTCTGTTTCAGTTATAACAAAACTTGATATATCCTGGTCACATTTAAGGCGAGCATCCAAAATATTAGCAAGCCATTGTTGTGTGAATTCGTATTCTGAATCATCATTTACCACCGCAGTAGTAAATGGCACGTATTGGTCAATCTCAAAACCACTGAGTCCTTTATACGTGAAATATAATGTTAGTATTCTTTTCATATTAATTTGGTGCCCCCGGCTGGATTCGAACCAGCACTCCTATCGGAAATTGATTTTAAGTCAACAGCGTCTGCCGTTCCGCCACGGGGGCATTCTTATTAATCGTCACGTACCCCAACCCCATAATCAATAACTACGGGAAAACGTGGTACGCCGTCGTTGCTTAATTCAAAAAATCTGCAAGTTGCCCAATTTGGCTTTTGCTTTGCTTTGAGCAATGCTTTCAATTGTGCCTGGGAACCTCGAACTCCACTACTAAACGTTCTACCATCTGGCAATTTGAGAGTGAACTTTTTAGCATAGCCTGTCCATGCACCTTGTCCTTCCTCTACGCCAACCACATCAAACTCTTCGGTAATGAATTCTTTTCTTTTAAGCAAACCTTTACTACGTTTACATTCATATTTGTTATTCTGCCTAACCATTTGACCTTCAAACCCTGCCTCTGTATACTTGCCATACATTTCATCAATCTTGGCAATGTCTTTACATTTGGTAGTCTTTACCAAAACAACAGAAGTGTATCGTGATACATTTCCGATATGGTCTTTAAGCCATTGTGCTCGGTCGGTGAAAAGCATATCTTCACTGTCACGATCAAACATATCGTAGATATGATACTCAACTAATTCAGCACTTTCAGCAATCTCCTCTGGGCGGCATTTTACTTTTCTAACCAGACTAATAATCTTTTGGAAGTCTGCTTTCAATTTATGGTTGTAAAGTTCGCCGTCCAATACAATATTTGGATTGTCTTTGATTATATGCTTTACACTCTCCCAGATATGCGGACAACTATTAATAGGCTTTCCGCCGCGAGTATGCATACCGTTCTTATCAACAACACAACGAATACCATCTAGTTTGGGCTGAGTATAGCCACTTACAACTGGCGTCTTTGTAAAGTCGTGCGCCAACATAGGCTTGAACAACTCGTAACTATCAACGTCCTTTTTCTTCGCAAAGTACTCTTTGTCTGCTTTCTTTGTCCATTGTGCCTGTGCTTCAAACTCAGCCTGGCCTTTAGCAGTTGTTGCGTTCGCCCTGCCTACGTTTTTGGCCCGGCTCATATTCCAAACGCTGGTGACTTTTTCACCATCAACCAATCCACTTATACTACGAATGCCAGCTACGCCTTCATTGTTATAGCCAACTTCTACAGTCCAAATGCGGATTTTGCCTTTGCTATCTCGCTTATATAGCGGCTTTAAACTTACAATATTTTTCATCTTAACCATTACTATACGTCTTCCCAATCTCTCATTTCGGTGTCAAGTTTATAAGACCACCACATATATTCTTCACGTGCTTGTTCATCCACATAGCCACATATAGAGCATTCACTAAATGGACTCTCGTTGTAATTATTCAAGTCTATAGCAGTATGCGTTTCAGCACACTCACCACAAACTATAAGATTTTTGTCTTGTTTATGCTGGTATACCATCATTGTTCATATACTCTTTTGCGAGGTACCAAAGATCTTCTGTACGAAGTGGGCCAGCGGATATGCGACCCGGCATTTTAAGTTCGATCCACAATTTGAATTCTTCATCCGTCATAAACTCATATGGAGTCCAATCAATATGAACATCACCAGAGGGCCATGCGCGAGCAACATGGTAAATTTTCGAGCAATCACCATCCGGCTCTTCTTCACTATGTTGTACAAGATAGTATCCCTTATACCGATTATCTTTACTAATCGGTAACTTAGGTGAGTAGTCGTCGTATTTTTCCAAATGTTCTGCGTATGACATCATAACGCTCCATAGTGTAGAAAGTAAATAAAGACTACAAGAGCAACACCACTAGCATAGATCCAAGGATCCTTAAGGCTATTGTTATGTCGTTTAAGTCGAAGTGCTTCAAGGTTCTTCATAATGTTATCCCCAGAATGATTGTCCTGCAGGTAGAGCACCTGCTTGATCCATAGCATCGAACGCATGTTCCCGGACATCTGTATCATATGCTTCTTCCGTACCCTTGCGGTTGCCAAGTGCATCCAGTTTGGCTAGTACCCATGGCCATGTATGTTTATTATCAATAGCAGTTGCAACTACCTTAGCCACTGCGTTATTACCTTTGCTGGTAAACATTGCGTAATCTTCCATTTAAGCTACCTTATCCATTGCGTCAAGCATTGCCACTTCCATGACATTGCTACGCGGTTTGAGATTCATATAATACTTCACTGCCCGCTTGTGGGCAACCTTCTCACGCTTTTCGCGGAGGTACTCCTTCTTAATGTATTCCATTTCGCGCAATACATCACGTTCGAGGCCTGCGGCTTGTTCGCGCAGGTCCTCGATCGTCATGTTGGAAGTATCACCTCGGGGACGGAAACCGTACAACCCCTTGTACGTGTCCGAGATGTATGAGAGGAGGTCATTCCGCTCATCAACTTCATTTGAAGTATTGATGGTTTGGGTCCAACCGGGTGCGAATGTAAGAGTTTTTGACATAATTTCTGTACTTGGGTTTACTTAACTATACATACATTATAGCATATCAAGCAGAATTGTCACTCATTTTTGTGCTCTAAATGCTTGATTTTAAAGGATTAGTGAAAAAGTTTAAAGGTCAATGAAATCAATGGGTTAAAAAGTCAATGAAATCAGTGAGTTAGCCTTTGGCTATTTGAGATACGTCTTTTCCGCCTACAATTGCTCTATATCCAGCGGCTTGAGCAGTTTGTCTCTTGGATTTTTCTGTATTAATTGCTCGCGTTTCTTTATTTTTAGATGCATTCGCCATCATTCCTTTAAACGCATTTGCTTTCCCTGCTTCGCCACGCGGTTCAATTTTTAGACCTTCGTTCATTGCTTTCCAGTCATCATTAGAAATATATATGTCTGTATCTGGATCGTAATACTGGCCTTCCTTAGGATCATAGTAAACTACCCTACCATTACGTGCTCGTATTGGACCTTCTAGTCCAGGACGTTCAGCATAACGTTCTGTGTCTATTGATGGTAATGTAATATGTCCTTCATCAGCTTTTACTTTTGGCTTTGCGTAATATCCATCAGTGGCTTTTGCTATACTGTCATCAAGTGCAGCTTGAGTTTTACCTCGTTCTTTTTTAATCCACTTACCGAATTTGTTTAAAACCCAACCACCTGCGGCTACAACGCCTGCACCTATAGCAAGTGCTGGTAACCATTCATTGAGTTGTTCTTCATATAATGAGCCTTCTTTAATATGACGTCTAATCATTTGTGGTTCTTTGCTAGACATTAACATTTTATCACCATCTAAAGCGTTTTTACCAGTATTGTATGTGCCACCCTTTACTTGTTTAACAGGGCCTTTGCCTGATACGCCAGGTGTGCCAGTATATGCTACTGAATTACGTGAAGGATTAGCAACATGTGGGTTTACAACAGCGGCAATATTACCACTGGCTGTTGCACCAGCAGTTGCGGCTTCTTTAATTTGAAGTTCTTTAAGTCTCATAATATATTATTTATCTTTAACCTCTAGTAGAATGCCAATAACGTGCTATGCGATCTTGGTCTAATCCATTCCAAAAAGCATTAACACCATTTAGCATTTCCATACCAGCGGCAATAAACTTATCTTTATCAAATTCTTTAACATTGTCATGTAATTCACGTAATTCATCCCACGTATGTTGTGCATGTTGTGCTTCTAATTTATCGTGAAATGAGAAAAATTGTAATGGCAATGTAATATCTTCTTCATTATACGCATTAAAATTTTCTATGCCTTCCATTAACTGTTTCCAAAANCCTGCATTGGCCCAATTCTCTACAGCAAAACTAGCACCTGCACCCACATTAAAATCTTCATTACCATATAAACGTATTAGTTCATCACAATAAAATAATGTAGATGGACTGCCATGTTTGCGTTTGCCAATATCATTAAATTCCAAACCTAACTTGCTTGCAAAATGAACGAGCCACTCAAAATGAGCGGCCTTAAATCTAAATGTGCTATCGTTTACTGTTTCGTTTGTAAAAAGTACACCCAATTCATTTACTAATATTTCTTTGGCGTCATGCATCTGTTCCAAACTATTAGCATTAAGTGTTTTGTGTAGTTGAGCAACTATAAATTGATTTGAAAATACTGAAAACTCTTTTGTTAAGATAATAAGATCTTCTTTGGTTAAATCTAGGGTTTGAGAAAACCACCAAAGATATCTGTTTCTCTTAATGATTGGATGAGATAGAACTGTTTCTTTTAGTTCTAATTTAAGATACTCGAATGCTTCTGCATCACTAATCATAACTACTCTCCCAGTTAATGTATTTATTTAATGGGGTGAATAGCCTGGCCCTGTGGCCGCGCCACATCCTCCACAAACACCACTACCACCTTGTGCTTTGAATACATCACGAAATACAAAACTTGCGTGTATCCCATCATCTTCATAATCTATAGTAGCACCATTCATAAATGAATATGCCACTGGGTCTATATAAACATGTGAGGCAATTTCAACATCTAATCTTTCTTTTGTATCTGCAAATGTCATTGAATGAGCCATGCCTGCACAACTACCTCCTACTACAAATGGACGTACGGCAGGCATTGCGGCCTCTTCACACATTTCTTTAATCTTTTCTAATGCTGAAGGTGTTACTGTAACTCCTGTTGGATTATATTGAATTACTTTTTTCTTTTTCAATCCTACTTTTTCCAAAAACTCATTTAATATCCTTCACTATATGCTATTGCTCTGTGCCAATATCTTTCTATAATTGATTGCACTTGTCCTTCATCCCAAGTGTCAAGTAATTCGTGTCCTTTTAGTTTTACCCATATATCGTTTGCTAACTCCCTATCGAATGCTTTCTTCTTTAGGGCCTCCCAGTCGGCGGTATCTGACATATTACCACCTCTTGTATAACCAGTCTTTAGTCTGCTGGTATAAATTTGTAATTATTGATTCTTTTAATTGAGTTGGACCCATATCTGGATCCTTGATGTGAACATGACTTGCTTGTGAAACCATATCCCATTCTTCCGTAGTGTATGGCCAGTGGCTCATATTATTTCCATTTGCTCCTTTATGTGGCATAATGTGTCCGCAGACAAGACACTTCCAATGTGTTTCATCGTCATGTATAGCAAATCCAGACGCAGTACACCTTGGGCATTGTATTAGAGTCGGTTTATATTCTTTTTCTTTATCCGTTGTTAAGGGTTGCATGATTAGGCAATTGCTCAAAAGGATCATTTTCAGGATTGTTCCATTGTCCTATATGCTCTAATTTTAATTTTGTTTCTCGGTCCAAATACTTCCATTCAAGTTTAGTTAATCCAAAATCTCGCAATTTCTCAAATACTAAAATTGGTTTAAATGGGCCACAGGTATACACATCCAATTGCATTAACGCTGGTGATATTTCATCCCATACGTGCATCGCAATATGACTGGTTTCTATAATTGCTACAACGGTGAGTCCGGAGTTTCCTTCGATGTCCACATATTTACAAAAAGGACCATCGAGGAGTTTCATATCTATATCATCGATTAACTCTGTAGTCCAATCGATCATTCGTTGAATATCGTCTTTTCCGGGTGGATTTGCTACTTCTGCTCTTATAATTAAGTGCTTGTGTATAGGTGTTGTGGCCACGCCTAACTATGTTCCCTAAATTTTTATCAATATCCCAATCAACAAAATAATAATTAAAAACAATTCCGCGGCAAGGATTGTATGATACCATACCCACCTTGCTCTGTAGATTTTCTTTTCATTAAACGTGTCTCTAATTTCTGCTACAAACTTTCTTTTCTGAGGAGGCGGTTCATTTTTCTTAAACTTATCGAACAATCTCTTCATGTCATTATTTATTAAGACTCAAAAATAAACCTCCTTTTTGGAGGTTTATGGACCACCACAACTAGAAATAAACCCTAATATAAAATAACCAAACCATAGCCAAGCCATCCATTTTAAAATAGTACCAGCACTGGAACCAAACATTGTATCAGATGTACTAATCTTACGGTTAGCACGATGTATACTTTTAAAATATCCTGGTTTAATTCTGTCCTCAGTATGGAATTTCTCCATTGCTTCTTCTAATTCATTGCGTACAGGTATTGGCAATTTATTGCCGCCATCAACAACTAAACTAAAATTATGTGACCATCTTTCCCATGGATCACCTTCAACATGAGCTTGCTCATGGGCAAGTTTATATGTTTCGGGATAACCATAACTCATTATTTCACTTACAACATGAATTAATTGACAATCTGTTAATGTTCCTAACGCTTTTTTCATTTCTGTATTCATAATATTAGTGTAATGTTGGTTTTATTTTAGATTTAATTAAATCCATATGTGCTTTATCTTCATCTGATAATTCTGTAGATGCTTTTAAATTAACATATATATCATCTATAGCGGCAAATTTACGTTTAACTCCCTCCTCGGTAGTTGATTCATATTCCATCTCTTCTTTAGGAACATACCTAAGCATTTGTAAAAATGTAATATAAAGATTTAAATATGTTTTAGCAAATACTCTTGACTGCCGAATACCAGTAGACTCATCTTTTATTTCAGGATTATTAATAATCCATCCTTCAAAAGCTTCGGCAACGTCAGCGTATACCATCAAATCAACTGGATCAAGTTTAAGGCTCATATATGTATTTACTCCCACGGCTCTATAATTTCAAAATCCATGGCTTTGCCATCAGTACCTCCACCAGAATTATCTATGGTTTCATCACCATAAAAAATTTGTGTAATAAGAGTATCTTGATGGATTTCTGTGCTACCAAAAGAGACTTTTTTAGGATCAAAGTCTCCTTCAATTTCTATAGTGCCGTCGTAAAATGTACCTTTCTCAGAGTTAACACCACAGAATGTATATTCTTTTGGTTTAGGATGTTGTTCATCAGAATGAATTTCTACTTCGTGTTCATTCACATAATCCATTAATTCACCATAAAAAATGTCGCGTACATGATTAGCATCCCATGCATCATCGCTCACTTCATTTATAGTAAGATACGCACCGCCTTGTGCCGCTCCCCACTCGTGCCCGCGATCTTCCATATCATGCCACACACCTATTTGGGCATACTTGGGTATTTTGATGTTTGGGTTTTCTTCTTCAAACCATTCTGGACTAAAAACATAACCATGCAAGTATTCTTGCATTTCTTCAGATTGCCAAAATTCAGCCGCCTTTTTAGATATTTTACCGAGAACAACTTCTCCACCGTAACCATGAATTGTGAAACTGATAAACATTTGCATTATTCCTCTATTTTAATATTAAACACTGACATCTGTTGTTGTAAAGTTTTATCGTTTAGAAGATCTTTACCAGATATTACCTTACCTAATGGTATGCCACACATTGCTGGAATATATGTCATACCATATTCTTTCAACCAATTTTGAAACTTATCTCCTTTAATTATTTTAGGAATAGTATTTGACCCCAATATTATTTCCATCTTACCTGTATAGCAATTTAATGTTTTAATATCCCATTCTGTCGGATCATCATGATTATAATATCCTGTAATATAATCTTTACCTAACAAATCTACTCCCATCCACACATCATATTCATCATTATCTATTATACTTGATTCATCCTCTTTATCCATAAACTTAAATGTATTAGGTAATAAACTATGTTCTCTTGTTCCATATAGATCAAACATTATTGTTACTTGTTCTATTAATTCATCATTGTCTATTGCATCACGTACTCTAGGCAACAATATAGAATTATCTAAATTGTGTACTATTTGATTTATGTCTTGTATGAGTTTACGAAATTCTTCTTTTTTGGTATAATCAATTGTAAAATAATTATTATCTTTATATGAATAAGTTACTTGATCACCAATGTCATTAAGAGAACAATTAGCAGTAGTAAAATATCTATGTAACTTATTTAAAATTTTCTGTGTATCTAAGTCTAAAGTTAAAAATCGTATATAAGGAATATCTATTCTTAATAATGGAAAACAAGTGCCTAAATTATTTAGATTTCTAATAGCGGTGTGTAGATTATCTACATGTTGTTTAATTTCATTTTCTTCTAATTTTTCATATCTTGGATATTTTGATTTGTATAAGCGACAATTATAATTATCTAAAATATATTGAAGATGATTTGCCCATTTTTCAACAAATGGATCTTCCCGCAATTGTATTGTAAAAAAATTAATATTATCATTATGAAATATTAAATATGACATATTCTTAATTATACTAAGATATTAAGAAATTGTCAAGAATTATTGATCACTATTTTTTATGGTATTAAATAGACTATTTTTCTTGTGAAGTGTGAGTTTTCGCTTGATTGTTGGCTTTGCTAGTTCTTTAGTAACATCTAAATATGCTTGAACTTTGCCATTGAATGCGCTTTTACTATCAAATAATTGGTGATTTGCTACAACTTCTAAACTACCATCTGCCACCCGCTGGGACATCTCTGCTAAATCTCTAGCGATCGCTTGTTGGAGAGTTTTATAGGTTAGTGTACCATACCCGCGTATTAATACAGTTGGATTATCTGCATCAAATTTCTCATCTTCCCAGTGTATGGAGCCGCTTTCATTTAGTTCAGTGTAACGCATAATACTATTTACCCGATTTAACTAGGTTTAACAATACAAGATATTTTTCCCATGCCTCTTTCAACGCAGGATATTTTTCACGCAATTCTTGTTGTTGATATTTCTCTCGGCCCAAATCCATTAATTCATCATGGGATAGCCAACCAAATTTCTTCTTCTTAAACGCATTTACTTTATCTACAGTTTCTTCTGTGATAAGATATTCTTTTTGTTCACCTAAAGGCAGTCGTCGAGACACGGTAACCCCGTTATCCCGAGATTCGTAAATATATTCTTCTTTAGTTCTAACTTTACGAGTGACTGCCACATAGGTATTTATTTACTCTGAACTATTACCGGCCCAATTCATAGTAATTCTTAAACCTGCAACTGTGTCGCCACGACCCCAGTCATCATCCATAGGTACTTCGACATATGGTTGTACTGCGAAATTGCTTGACAGGTCCCAAGTATAATTAACTTCAAACTCTGATCCAGTAAAATCTGTGTCATCTACATCAAACATAAATTTTGAACGAACACCACCACCTAGTAAACTAAATGTGTTTTCTAATGCGCCATCAATATCTGAATCATTAATGTTCCAGTCTACTGAAGGGGTCGTAGTTAAACCAAGTAATGTAATTGGTGTTTCAATACCTACAACACTATCTTCGTCACTAGTATAATCGTATGAAAATGTACCAGAAAGTGGCCCTAAAATATTCATACCAAATGATACGCCGAAATCAGTTGAGTCACTATGATAAACTGATGCGCCTCCAAAACCTACGGCAAACTCATTACCATCTTGGGTAAAAGATACATTAGAGTCTCCTGCAGAAACACTAACACCACTTTCCCATTCCATGGCTTCTGCCTCCTGATCAACACACCCAATTAAGAGTCCACTGAACGCCAAGGCAATTAATAACTTCTTCATTTTATATCTCCTTTGATTGATATACTACTATTATAGACTAACCTTAAGGTAAAGTCAAGGATATTTATATATAATATTGCTCTAATTTAGCAATAAAGGTTTTTAATCTAAAACGATTATTGGTAATTGGCCAATGATACTTCATCGCTTCTTTAGTTATTTCTAACCTATTTCTAACACGTACTTGATATGTATTATCTTTAATGTGCCAACTATGCTTGTCACCTGGTATAACAAACTCTAAATTTTCTTCTTCTAAAGGAGTATTTTCTAGTATACTTAACGTATTGCCTAACTCTATGCCAGTAATTGTTCCTGATGCAACAAATTTCTGCCATTTTTTAAACATAGCCATTGTATCTAAATGATCTTGATTTGTTTCTGTTATATAACCACTAATCATAAGCAATAAACAAGTTATTTTATATTTTTTAAACATCTCTAAATGATAGGTTGCATCTTCATTAGTAAATTTTTTATCCATTTCCCAACGTATTTTGTCACTACCAGTTTCTAATCCTACATAAAATTCACTACCACCAGCTGCTGATATCATTCTAAAATATTCTTCATTTAACTGATTCATACGTCTAAAAATATACTGTCCCTTCCAAGTAAATCTTACGTTATTATTTTCATAGTATTTCTCTAAAGCATAGCAAAATTCTCTAAAATGTTTAAGACTGCCATTGACCAAACTATCAGTAAACCAGAAGCCAGTAATACCACTTTTCTCATAATGTCGTATTAACTCATTAGCAATATGTTGGCCAGAGCGATATCTATATTTTTTCCATAAAAAAGGAACATCACAGTAAGTACATTTGCGTACACATCCACGAGAACCAGTAACATATAATTCCTTAAGATTATAATCATTCAAATTTAATAAACTATAATCAGGAATAGGCAATAAATCTAAATCATCTATTTGTTCATTATTATGATTGTTTATACCAGGTCCTTGTAAACCATTTAAATAATTTACAAATGTATATTCTCCTTCCCCTACTATATAATCATCTATTAACTTGGCATCAGACATATTTTTACACCAGTTTTCGTTAGCCAAACCTTGTCCACCAATAACAATTTTGCAATTATACTTTTTTAATTCCTTACACAGCACTTCACATGCTCGACATGATGCATCACTAAAAACACTTATTGCTATTAAATCACAATTTTTTATCTCTATAGCATATATAGAAAAGTTATCTGTCAATATATCTACAGAAGATTTATATATATTATGTTCTAAATAGTCTTCAATCTCATAGAAATCTTCTCTTTCAATATCTTGATAAAGTTTTAATGATAAATCATAGCACTCAATATCATAATCAAAATTATTTTTAATAACACTGGTTAAAACAGCAAGTGTCATAGGGGGTCTATCTATAGAATATTTGGGGAGTTGTACAAGTGCAATCTTCATACAATTGTTTCTAACTTTTTAATTAAATCCTGTACATCATAATTAAATTTATTATTCCAACTACCAAAACCTTGATAATTAGTTTCTTGTATTTCTTTTTTAATATATTTTTCTTGTATTAACCAATCATAAATTGGTTGTTGAAATGGGATATGTATACTACCATTATAATTAATATTACCAGATGTTGATATTTTTTCATTAGAATCTTTAATAAAAACAAATTCATGTATTAAGTTATCCACGCTAACATCATCAAAAAGTATATCATTTACTTTAATATACTTGTCCTCGATAATATTATTATGTGCATCTAACAAAATATCATATACACTATTTTCACCCATTAACTTATTAGTCATACCTATTGTTAATAAATTGTCAGCAGAAAAATCAATAGTAAAATCTATTATATTATCATTGATAATTTTATCCTGGAATATTGTATGACCATTACAAACTACAACACAATCTGGCCATGTATTACAAAAGAAGCCAGATAAGCTAATTTTGACGTTCATTAAAATATTTATGTAGTAGATCTACTGTTACGACTTTTAGTCTTAAGGCGATTCTTACCACGACGTTTATTTCGCCTAGTAACAGCAAAATATTTACTTCTTTTGTGTAATGCTAGTTTCATCTTGTTTTACTCCACGTGTTCCATATATGTATTTGTCATATTTTACATCCTTAATTGATTCAACTACCTTAATGCCGAAGAAACCTTTTATGTTGTCTTCCATATATGCTACAGCTTGTTTCTTAGTTCTAAAATCCCAATATACTTCTGTTACATTATCACACCAAGTATAAGTAAGCTTCCATCGTATGGAACCACCTGGCTTTTTATGTTTTAGTTCATGTTGTAATTGTTTTATTTGTATATCCATTTCGCCACATTCGTCGCGCAATGTTTGTATTTTTTCATATAAGGTTTGAATTGTTTCTTCTTTGGTATCCAATATCTCATGTACTTCAGGACCTTCTAGGCCTAGTGGGAACTCGTCCTCTATAGTGTGCATTTGTATAACGCTACCTTTAGGCAGTACCGTTCTATCTAAATCAGGATGCCCAACAACTTTATACTTCGGTGGAACCGATTCGTCATTTTTAAAATTTTTTACGAAACCTTTTGACTCCATTCCATCATATAATTCCCAAATGTTGGGAGTCAAAAGTTCGTATCCTCGTCTGTGACAGGTTCTATGTTCCATTTTTCGCTAACTTGATTCTAGCCCATCCTCTCTCGTGGAGGTAATAGAGTACCATTTTAGTACATACTTCTAGTCCTGCTATTGCGCCTGCGAAAGTATACTCTCCAGTAATTAACCAGGCAATAAGAAATGTATCTGTAGTAGCGATACATCTCCAACTTATAGTCTTAATCAACGATTTACAATGAATCATATAAATCCTCCATTTCATCACTATATTTAGAGTGATTTAAGAGGGAGATATATGGTGTTTTAAGTTTTCTTTAAGATAACCTCAGTAATGCTATTAGGACACGGCGCATAATGACTAAATTCCATACTAAATTGACCACGACCACTTGTTTGACTGCGTAAGTCTCCTATATACCCAAACATTTCACCAATTGGTGCTTCTGCGTATATACGAACCGTTGTGCCAGCCATTTCTTGATTGTGTATCATGCCTCTACGCCTATTTATATCACCTATAACATCACCTACTTTGTCTCCGGGGCAAGTAACGTCTAGTTTCATAATTGGCTCTAATAACTTCGGACCTGCTTTGGGCATTGTTTGTCTAAATGCTCCGCGAGCCGCCAGCTCAAATGCCACAGCACTACTATCTACTGCGTGACTGGAACCATCTGTTAATGTTACTTTGTAATCAAGCACTGGGTAACTTGCAAGTATACCATCTGCACTGGAGCCTGCAAATCCCTTCTCTATAGAAGTCCAAAACTCTCTTGGAACATTGCCGCCAACTACCTTGCTTTCAAATTGGAATCCCTCTCCTGCTTCAAGAGGTTCTACAGTATATTCAATATCAGCAAACTGGCCTGCACCACCTGTTTGCTTTTTATGGGTATACCTATCACTGACTGTTTTAGTAATTGTTTCCCTATATGCTACTTGTGGTTTACCTATGCTTACTTCCACACCGTATGTGCGTTTTAGTATATCGCACTTAACATCTAAATGCAACTCGCCCATGCCTTTAAGTATTGTTTGGCCAGTTTCTTGGTCTGTCTCTACATGGAAGGAAGGATCCTCTGCTACCATTTTACCAATAGCAGTTCCTAACTTGTCCATATCACTTTGTGTCTTTGGTTCAATTGCTATGCTAATAACTGGATCTGGGAATACCATTGGTTCAAGTATTGCTTGGTTCTTTTTATCACACAATGTATGGCCTGTTTGTACAGACTTCATACCAAGCAATGCAACAATGTCACCTGCTGATGCACTGTCCAATTCCTCACGCGAGTCGGCATGCATTTCCAATATACGCCCAACACGTTCTGTTTTACCATTTGTACTATTGTATATGGAGTCACCTTTCTTCATGTTGCCTGAATAAATGCGTGTAAATGTTAGTGCGCCATATTTGTCTTCCATAATCTTAAATGCAAGTGCCCGCAACGGCCCTTCTGCATCTACCGTAGCAACTTCACCTGTTTCTACACCAGTGTCATCTACTATTGGTTGTGGGTCAACTTCGGTAGGATTGGGCAAATAATCTACAATAGCATTTAATATGTTTTGTACGCCTTTGTTTTTAAATGAACTGCCGCAATACGTTGGAAAGAACTCACAAGTATTAGTACCTTTACGTATACACATTTTAAGATCTTCTTCACTAATGCTATCTGGATCATCTATCCATTGCATCATAACTTCATCGTCTTGCTCAACAACTGTCTCAACTAATATATCATAATGTTGTTTTGCCATTTCTTTATATGTATACTTGTCACCTATTTTCTCACTAGGTACTTTATCATCTGGGATGTCAGTTATAGTGTAAGAAGTTGGGTCAGTAGAATCTGACCATATCCAAGCCTTTTGAGTAAGTATATCAACTACACCTACGAATTTATCTTCCGCTCCAATTGGATATGTCATAATTAACGGCTTCGCACCAAGTCGTGTTCTTATTTGTGCTACAACACGATTAAAATCAGCACCTACTCTATCCATCTTGTTAATGTATATAATACGTGCTACTTCGCTGTCGTTAGCATAACGCCAGTTAGTTTCGGATTGTGGCTCTACGCCACCGCTTGCACAAAATACACCAACGCCACCATCCAACACCTTAAGGGAACGATAGACTTCAATAGTGAAGTCTACATGCCCAGGGGTGTCGATGATGTTTAATTGGTGGTCTTTCCAGTAGCAAGTAGTCGCGGCACTTTGTATTGTAATGCCTCGCTCTTGCTCTTGCTCCATAAAGTCTGTGGTTGCGGCGCCATCATGTACCTCACCAATTTTGTGTATCTTTCCTGTGAGCTTAAGGATCCTCTCAGTAGTCGTAGTTTTACCCGCGTCCACATGTGCGAAGATACCAATGTTTCTATAATTGTTTAAAGACAAGTTTCTGCTCCACGAAAGGTTTAACTATTTATAGTTAACGTTAATTCTACTATATAATTTATGATTTGTCAATGGTTTCAGAGTTGTCTGATGTTAAACACATTCCCCAGTAACCAAAATTCTTTGCAGGAACTTTTTCTGGTGGTGGCGATGTCCCGTCAGTAGAAGTAGATTTATATCCATTTACTTTCTGAAATGGATCACCTACTGACTCACCATCAATAAATTTTTCTTGCTTACTATATACATCTAATTGTATCTCATAACCCCAAATGTAAGCAATATAATTTAATACTTCAATTGTTGTGTCCTTTGACAACTCTCTTTGACTTGGTCCTTTATAATGATGCAATAGTAATGAACGCTTCTCATCATGATCATAATCAACAACTTGTATATCAGGTATACGATAATTATAATCATACTGACGTGCCATCTCTTTGCGTATACTTTTATATCCTTTATCATTATGAATTGCTTTAACCTTATAATGTGGATCTGACTTGTTATCCCCGAGTTGGAATAATCTAAAATCTCTAATTACTTTAGGTGATAGAAATTGCAGTATAAAACTTTCATCTCTGTAATTAGCAACAGCATCTAAAATAATTTCTTTCCAATCACCACCAGCAATATCAGGAAACCATTCCTTATCTTCTGCTGTCGGATGTTCGCACATACGTTTAATATCCATAAACATAGCAAAACCTAGTGAATAAGGATTCATACCATTATACCATTTTTTATCAAATGTTGGTTGATTTAATACATTAGTATGTAATCTTAAAAACTCAAACATTGCCGCATCAGTAATTAATCCTTTCTCATGCAATCTATTCATTGAGTAATAATGCACAAAACAAGCAAATCCCTCGTTCATTACTTTTGTTTGCCCTTGTGGATAAAAATATTGAGCAATTTTACGCACTATGCGGCATAATTCGCGTTGCCAATCAGTTAAATTAGGAGCATGTTTTTCTAAAAAGTAAATTATATTTTCTTCCGGCTTTGCCATACTAACTCTTTGTTCTTTTTCTTCTGTATTTTTTTTATTTGGAATAACTGTAGTATCCCATAGTTCATTTACTTGTTTACGTAAATATGTTGCTCGTTCTTGTGCTTTCTCTGCTTCTACGGTGACATTTAATTTGTCAGGACGTTTATATTTGTTTATTCCGTAATTGCGTATTGCATGTAGGGAATCTAAGAAAAGTTCTACTTCATCAAGTCCATACTTTTCCTCACACTTTTGTATATAATTTTTAGCAAATAATAGATAGTCAATAATACTGTCAGCACTTGTCCATGTTTTAAACAAATAATTATTCTTAAAGAAATGATTATGTCCAAACGCGGCATGTGCAATGACTAACGTTTGTGTAGTCATCGAGTTTTCTTCCATCAAATAATTAATACAAGGATTACTATTAATAACCAACTCATATGCTAAACTTGTTCTACCTTTTCTATATTGGTTCTCATAATGTGCCCATGCTTTACCATTACTCCAGTGATTATAAGATAACGGCATACCAATACTAGCATAAGCATCTAACATTTGTTCAAATGTTACTACTTCTAATTGGTTAATATAACAATCACAACCAAGTTCATTAATTGCTATTTCTTCACACGCATCATATATTTTAGAAATAAGATCAAAACTCCAGTCACTTTTTGGTTCATATAAAGGTTTACTCATCATTTTCTCCTTTCGGCGCAAAGAATTTTCTAAACACAGGATATATATCTTTTGGTTCATACACTCTACGTATTTGCACATACTCAAAAGCATCCATTAATACTTTATATATTTTTTCTAAACCACTTCCTACAGATAAACCTATATCATTATTGACTTGGTGTTGATGTGTTACAATACTAACATACGCAAAAAACTGAACTAATGGTAATAATTTAGTTTCCATAGTATTATGTACTTGCTGATTATCAGTAGTAAAGTTATCACCATCACTTGCTTGACTTACATAAACATTCCAATATTCCAAATCATATCTCTTTCTAATAATATCATATGCTAAATCTAGTGCAGTAGATACTACAGTACCGCCACTTTCTTTACTAGTAAAAAATTCTTCCTCTGTGCATTCTTTAGCAGTTGTGTGGTGTCGTATAAACACTACTTCTACTAAATCATACTTCATACTAAGAAACAAGTGTAATAAAATAAAGAAGCGTTTTGCTAAATCTTTCTCACGCTCTTGCATCGATATTGATACATCCAATATACAAAACATAACAGCGGCATTTTTAGGATTTGGAACTTTAGTAAAGTTATTAAATTTTAAGTCAATTGGGTCAATAAAAGAGATAGCATTATAACGTGCTCTTATTTTTTTAATCTCTGCCTCTATCTCTACAATCTCATCATCAATTTCTTTTAATAAAGATGCTTCTTTACATCTTGCCTGTTTATTAAAAGAATACTTCTCTATAATAGCAACAAGCGGTTTTCTTTCCTCTATAAGTTCTTCTAATCGTTTTTCAAGTTCCTTTATACGTTTTCCTTTAGGTTTTTTAAGAGCAATACGTCTACCAATACTGCGTATCATACTTTGCTCAAGATTTAAATTATTAGGAGAACCCTCATTAACATAGCCAGAACGACGAGTAGTAAACTCCTCTATACTTTTCTTTTTCTTTTCTTTGAGGTTTGGTAGTTCCAAATCCTCAAATAATATGTCTAGAAATTCATCTCTACTAATAGAAAAAACAAAATCGTCNTCCCCATACGCATCATCAGATCCTTCTTGGCCGCCGCTACCGCCTTGCCCAGAGGATGGTTTACGTATTTTATCACCTTGTAAGTATTCTTGATTACCTGGCAGTATATAATCTTTCTGTCCTGATTTAGGATCATAATTAAACTGTGGCTCTTTAATACTTTTGGAAGGCACACGAACACGGCTGCCAGACTTTAAATCCTTTACAGAACGAGTCTTCATGGCTTCATCCATGCTCTCTTTAAGATGCTTTTTAGAGCGTTTTATGAATCTCTGTCTATTAGATAAGTTTTTACCTTTAGGATTCTGCCGCCTATCTATAATATGCTTGGGCATGAATCATCTCGTTGCGATTTTCTATAGGCTTTCATTGATTCACTGATTTTTTTCTTAGTTGATTCTGATGGTATTCTTTTTGAAGCAATTAGGCTGAGCTTTTCTTTTGTTTCGGGTGTGTGTTTATATCCAGTATGAGCCTTTACCATCTTTGCTTTTGTTTCAGCAGATGTTGGGCGTAGGCTATGCTTGAGTCTCAAGCCTTTACTTATATTTGCCCTATGCTCTAAAGATGCTGTTCTGCCCGTTAAACTTTTACTTAACTTTGCTCGCTCTTCAGGGGATTTTACTCTACGCCCTGCTTCGCGTTGTAGCTCAAGTATAACGTCTTCTTTAGCAATAATACCAGATAACGCCCGCCAAGCAAGTTTATCTTCCCAGTGGCCGTGTTGTTCATATAGTGCTTTATGAGCAAGTGAATGATCTTCCACAGACAGCTTAACTATATTAGAGGAATCATCAGTGCCACCCATATGTTTTGGTATAATATGATGTTTATGCATGATAGTATTTAACTCGCATTATAATACTTAACTTGACTTCTGGGTCCGCATAAACCACTCCACGAGGCGGCGCACTTGACGTTCTGTATAGCCTTTTGACTCCATACGCTCTACAAAATCGTCATGCTTTTGTTGATCATCTTTATTTTGCTTATTACCAAAGGAAATAATTGGAAGTAATTCCTCTGTAGACGCAAACATTTTCTTCTCTATAATTTCACGTAGTTTCTCGTAACTTGACCATTTTGGATTTTTACCTTTGTTCTTTGCTTTAGCGCGTAGAACAAAGTTGACTACTTCACTACGGAAGTCTTTAGGGTTAGCAATGCCTGCTGGCTTTTCTATTTTCTCTAGTTCGTCGTTTAATACGTCACGATTAAAGAGGTTGCCTGTATCAGGATCCTTAAAATCTATCTCTTGTATCCAATGGTCAGCATATTGAATATAACGATCAAACAAGTTTTGTCCATAATCACTATAACTTTCTAAATATGCTTTCTGTATTTCATTGCCGATAAAATCAGCATACTTTGGCGAGAGCCACTCTTTAATATAATAAATGAGTGCTTTTTCTTTTTCCTCACCAAATTGCTCGCGTTTTATCGCTTGTTCCAATACAAACATTAGATGTACTGGATCAGCGGCTATCTCCGCTGTGTCAAAGTTGAATGTCTGAGATAAAATCTTAAAAGCAAAACGTGTCGATGAACCTGACATGCCTTCGTCTACTCCAGCAGTATCTTTATACTCCTGTAGACTCTTTGCTTGCGGATCCGTATCCTTTAAGTTCTTACCATTATACACTTGCATTTTGGAAAACAAATTGCTGTTTTCATGCTCAAGTAATCTGCTTAAAATTGAAAACTGTCCTAACATATCTAGTGTTTGTGGGGCACACGCATGATTTGCTAATCCACTAGATGTTAGCATCTTATCATAAATCTTAATTTCCTCATCTATACGCAAACAATAAGGAACTTTAACAACATATACACGATCTAAAAACGCTTCGTTATTTTTGTTGTTTTTAAATGATGTCCATTCTGATTCATTACTATGTGCTAAAATTGTGCCACTAAATGGGATAGCACTAATACCTTCTGTGCCCATGTAGTTGCCTTCTTGTGTAGCAGTTAATAGTGGATGTAGCACTTTAATTGGTGCTTTAAACATTTCTACAAACTCCATAAGGCCTTGGTTGCCCTTACACAATGCACCACTAAATGCATATGAATCTGGATCATGTTGTGAAAAGTATTCTAATTGGCGAATGTCTGTTTTGCCTACTAGAGCACTTATATCTTGGTTATTTTCATCACCTGGTTCTGTTTTTACTACAGCAATTTGCTTTAATTTGCTAGGCTGTAATTTAACTACGGAAAATTTAGTAATATCTCCGTCAAATTCGTCCAAACGTTTAATTGCCCACGGACTTAACAAGCCGGTGAGATAACGTTTTGGCACTTTATATTCTTTTTCAAGTTGGTCACCATATACTTCTGGATCAAATAATGATAACGGACTTTCATACACAGGACTAATTGTATCGCCTGCTTTAAGAACATATATTGGATATGTTTCCATTAGTTCTTTTAGTCGTTCTGCTAAAGAACTCTTGCCGCCACCTACTGGACCAAGCAAATATAATATTTGTTTGCGTTCTTCCAATCCTTGCGCGGCGTGTTTAAAGAAGCCTACAATTCGTTCAACTGTATCTTCTAATCCATAAAAATCTTTAAATGCTGGGAAAACTCTTAATGTTCTATTCAAGAATATACGAGACAATCTTGAATCTTCTGAAGTATCGACGTGTTCTGGGTCTCCGATAGCTGCTAACATGCGTTCAGCAGATGTAGCATAAGCCAATGGATCTTTCTTACATAATGTTAAATATTCTTCTAATGTTATTTCTATCTCTTTTTTACTTTGATAGTTAGAAGAATACTCTTTAAGTAATTTGCTTACCATGTATCACGCTCCTGTGTTATGTATATTTAGTTTACAATCCCTCCGACTTAATAGCAAAACTATTTTTAACTAACAGATAGTATAAATATAGAAAACAAATATGGTAGTATTATGAAAATTTCTGAAATTCTTATAGAAGAAACACCACAAGGCACGATTTCTCATAACCGTCCTAAGGCTGTTAGTCCTTTGAATAAACAAGTGCGTGACGCCGGGCAACAACTAGTGAATAAAGCAGAACAAAATACAGAGCAAGGTCCTGATAAAGCAGAACCAAGTGATGAAACAAAATTTAACAAAGCATTGGGCACAACTATTACTACCGGAAAAGTAGATCCTAATTTAGAACAGTCTGGTAAAGACTATGCTAAGGATTTGAAAGATAAATTGAATAAAGCACAACAAGGCGCAAAGAATTAATGAAGTATCATGAATTTTTAATTGAAGCAGACATGGTCAAAACAATGACGGCGTCTGAAGTAAAAAAACACGATGGTCAATACATTAAAAATCTCATTAAAGGCATTGGTGCTAATCAAACGTATAATTTTAATATAGGTGGTGGTAAATGGAGTGGTAAGATTCCTCCGCATATTATACACGGCAGAATTCTAAATCCCAAAAGAGTTAGAAGAGACTTAAATGCAATACTTGACTCAGGTGATTTAGCACAAGCAGCTGAAGTTAAACTTGAAGTACAAACAGACTCTGGAGAAGAAGCACTTACCGCCCAAAACGACCAAGGTGGGTGGCAAAATATCTATATTAGCAATATAGTAAAAGATGAACATTCTACTGGGTCACTTAAATGGACTATAGGATCTGTAGCAGAAGCAATTATGGGTTGTGTAATGTCTGTTTGTTTTAAACAAGGCACAAAATTACATGATGAACAAGGTAATCCGACTTGGAGTCAAGAACAATTAGCATCAGAATCACAAAAACTTGCAAAAAAACTAATTCAAAATGAAAACTTAGAAATAGAAATACAAACAGATGCAAAACCAATGGATCCTTTAAAATTTAACTTATCTTTACCTAGAGCTGATGGTATGGTATTTAAAGCATTAGTGGAGACAGGTGGCGTATTAGAAGAAGGAAACGCATTAAGTAAACTAGGTGTAGCTAAAGAAAGACTAAAGGTTCTGAATCAAATGTGGTTAGATGCGGCACTTTATGGATTATCTTCTCCTAGAGTTAAACAAGCTATTGAACATGCATACAGCGATCAAGTAAAAAAACAAATACTAGTAGCAAGTGATGGAGCAGATGCATCAAATCAAAAATCTACAAAAGTAGATTTGAAAATTTACTATGGTGGACAACAAATAAAATATTTGAACTTAATCAGTCTTAAAGCACAAACAGTTGAGCAATTTGGTCAAGTAAGTGGTGCTTCATTTGAAAAAATACAAGAATTCTTTAACCATGTAGGAGTTCAATTTTCAGACGATAAAAAGCAAAAGTGGCAATTTGCAGATTCAGGAAATCGTCCAAATATGAGTGCTACTGAAATTAGAAATTATAATTATGGTGCTAATAAAGGTACCAATTCTCCAATTGGGCAAGCATATAGTGAAGCAGTAACTCAAATAAATGCAATGTTAGCGGGCGATAATGAAACAAAAGAAGCAAAATTTATTGAACAACTATGGGATGCAATAAATTATCATGCCACTAGAAGAGAAGAAGGCGTTTATATGGTTATTTTAAGTCCATCTGCTAAAAAAGCATATTACGAATTACAATTTGGTGAACCTTTACTGAAAGCACTTAAAGGATATAATTTAAAAATAAACAGTAAAATTGGTGCTAAAATGCACGAACTTATTATATATGGTGCCCCTGTTGGTGGTAACCCACCAGGGTTTACAACAAAAGAAAGATTGGTCAGATTTAGAACTAACTGGGCCGAAACCGCTATACGTAATGTTGTAGAAATGGGTCCATTACTTAAAGAGCTTGCTGATTGGGAAAAACTTGATAAGGAACAAGCGGCCGCAAAACACGAAATACCTGCTGATCAAGAAGAAACTACACCACAACTTTAATTGTGTATATCGTCTAGTTTTTTACTAGCAAACCTATCCAATCCCTCATACGTATCAAACAATACATACCTCCACGAGTCAAACTCTGGCGGATGTGGATAATTTTCAGGTTTAATAAAAATAAATGTTACTGTATAATGCGTTTTAAACAACAATTGAAATTGGTTAATCCACGTAATTGGATCACGTGGTTTTTTCTCTTTATTATAATGTTTTGTTCTCTTGTATATGTTGTTAACTCTACTTTGATTTTTACCCCAACCATAAAAGTCATAACCAAGCAACATTATTACATCTGCTTTTTCGTGTATAGCGGTATGTACAGCATATAAACCACTATCCCAACCTGAAGGTTGTTCATGCGGTTCTAATCCAAAATAAGGAAGTGATGGCAGTGGTTTAATACCTACTGCCTCTAAATGTGGGATATAATCTACTCGCGTATAAAAATTTGAACGCATTTCTACGTGATGCTCTGCGGCATCTTTTGCTCTAAATTTATCACAACAAATTAAATTATCCACGTGATGGTCACGCCAAATTGCGCCACAGCCATATAATGGACCAACGTCCCGTAATTTCTCTAGATCATACCCCTTACGAGATTGACCATTGCCTATACAAAATGCTACCTTCTTTACCATAAATAATATTTACACAAATAGGAAAATTTGTATATGAATATTGAAGAACTATCTCTAACAACTAGTATGCAACTTACAACATTTTTAATGCCTTGGCTTACTATACTAGTAAGCATAATTATGGCAATGATGATTAAAGATTGGGCAACATCCTTAGCAAAAGGAATAAAATTTAAATTAAGTAACGCATTTAATCCCGGTGACATTGTAATATTGGATGATGAAGAAGCAGTTATTATAGCAATTGGTGTTACTAAAACAGTATTTGAAAAAGTAAATGATAGAGGCGTAGTTTGGAGATATGTTCCTAACGAAAGATTAGCATATTTAAAACTTGAAAAAGTAATACGCAAAGACGTACATAAAAATGGTGCTTCGGAAAAAAAGAAACACTCGTAAGTTAAAACCAAGTCTATGGATTTAATAAGTGAAAAGGGCCCTATAGCGGGCCCTTTCCGTGTTTTTAGCGTTTAATTATTATTGTCGAATGATTCAATTATGCTATATAGTTTACTTTGCTAGTAAATCTTCCTTTGTCAACTCATGACCTAGAAATATTGTACCGCAAACTTCAACTGGACCACCACGATCCATTACCATTTCACATGGTGCTGGAGTGCCAACTGTACCGACATGAGCTTGCCATGCGGCATCGCCGTGATCCGACGCATAAACTGAACTAATTGAAAAACCTGTAATTAAAGCTGCAATTACTATTGCCTTCATATTATTCTCCAATAAGTTGCTAAACTAGTCAGCGATGATTATATACCCTATATATGTGATCCATAACCATCCACCCCTAGTTTGTTATTTAAGAAAGAAATAATATATTATATATTACCGTATTATATAGTATCCAGCCAATCTACAAATACTTTAGGAAATATAGAAGATATTGATGTGAATTCTTTATCGTCATTACGAACTATTTTTTCATATTCGATTATAAATTTTTTAAGATCTCGTTCCATACTTAATCTATTTGATTCCAGATTATCTGGAAATTTAGCAGATTGGATATAATTTAAACATCTAATAATGGTATTTTTATCTGGTTTATGTAACTCACTTTTTAGAGAACTATATGTAGTAAATATATCTTCATACAAATATTCTCTTAAATGTGTAGGTAACATTAATATACTTTGAAAAGACGGAGATGTTAATATAATACTACTAAAAGGTCTAAGATTGCCTGGGATCGTTGCAAAGCGTGACCATTCACTAGGATTTAAAAGTGCTTCTAAACTATCAAATCTTGAAGTTGAACTGTGTTTTCTTAATTCTATATTATACTCTATAAATGAACTATAATACCAAACAGAAAATACACTAATAACATTTTGCAATGTAAGAAAACAATTAATAGGTGCACCAAGTGATCTCATAATATTATTTTTCTGTCTTAAATAACCGCCGCCTGCTCTTAAAAAATCGCAAATACCATTATTGACATCTATACTTGCTATTATTTGTATAGATTTAAATTTATCACTTACATCATATAACTTATCAAGCTGGCCAGGATCATAGACTAAATTGGATACAATAATTAAATTTAATTCTGGATTAGGGGATTTTGAAATATTATGAATGAATTTCCAAAAATATTGTGATAATATTGGTTCACCACCATTTATCTTGAGTACTGTTACTTGATTACTATTATTATGCCACCAACTAATAAATTTAATTAAGTTTTTTTGAATTAACCGCCCATCAAACTCAAAAACTTCATTATATAAATTACTTGTTTGTAAATTAAAAGCACCATTCAAATTTATATTAAGGGCCCATGATGAACTTTTGGAACTATCACAATAACTACAAGATAAGTTACATATATTATCAAATGTTAATTCTATTTCTGTAGTTTGATTTAAATCATCAATATTTAATTCTTTATTTAGAGCTATTATGTTCATTCCCAATTATCTTCCTCTACTACATATAAAGAATATTCTGCTGTTAATTCATCATTAGGTTGAATTTTTTTAATCGTAACGAGATACTTAACAGGAATTTGATGCCAAAATCCATTCATTGTTTTACAATTTGGATTATTATTATGATTATAAAAAGCTCCTAATGCAGTGCGTATATACCCATGTGGAAAATTCTTATTCGCAATATGAGCGATGCCCAATACAATGTCCTTATCAAAATTTCTGGTTGCAATTAAACCAATTCCTTCAATTTTGGACTGTCCTATTGTTATTCCATTTGGTAAAGGTCTATACATTTAAAATTACCTCGAAAGATCTGTTTATCCATTGATTATTATTATTTGTAATCCAAGGAGATAATGGACAATCTCGTGGAGGTATTTTCATCCAATTAAGTAAATTTTTACCACGTGTTACCTTACCCAATGGCATACCGCACATAGAAGGATGGTATTCAACATTATGTTCTTTTAACCAATTTTGAAACTCATTACTTTTTACTAAATGTTGTATCAAGCGACCTTCTTCACTTCTATGATAATGCCAACGATTGTATACGTTAATTTTAAAACATCCACTATGCCCATTAATAGGTGTGACATCCCATTGAGAAGGATCATCTTGATCATACCATGCTTCTATATAATCTTTTCCTAATATGGCATTACTTACCCAAACATCAAGATCTTCATTATCATCAGCATACGCATAATCCTGTGATGAAATATGATGGAATGCTCCTTCTTCAAATCGACAATCACCTATTTTATTATCAAAACTAAACCTAAGATTAACTACTTGTTTATCATATCCTTGTTTTTTTCTAGATGTTGCTTGATATCTATCTAATGCATGTACGTAATCATTAACTAAAGCATGAGAATGAAAAAATTCTGATTCATAAGAAACATCCCATGAAAATTCTGAAGGGAAACTATCTGACCATAATCCTCGAGTATGTGTGCCTTGATTTCTAAATTCATTCATCGATCTACCAGCAGTAGTAAAATAACGATGAACTTCATTTAATATTTTCTGTCCTTCATCATGATCATCACGAATAGAATTAATAGTTATTCTTTCTGGATCAAATGGGAATTTTGCTCCATCTGTTATTAAATTATTAATTGAATAAATTTCATTTTTTAAATTTTGTATATCTTGTAATGTATCTGGAATTGATCTGGGTTCAATCTCATATACTGGAGTGGGCGGAACTGTATATTTTATACTATAACTATCTAACATTTTACAGAAATGATCTGTCCATTTTTTAACAAATGGATTGTCTAGTAATTCTATATGTGTAATGCCAACAGTAGTTTTAATGTCAATGCTTGCCATTATTAAATGTCCAGTAATCGAAATAGGATTCTTTTTCCTTCTCAAAATTATTTATAACATTATCTAATACTGAAATATTTCCTATATAATGAACTGAATCAACGGGTAAATTCCCAACAGATACTTTAAAATTTTGAACTGCTTGAATGGAAGAACTTGCATTAGTCATATACAAAGTTCTTCCGGATTTAATTTCATATTGCATAGTATTACTATAGCATAATTACATTAATAAGTCAACTACAATGTGCCTTACCAACTAAACTGATAACTAACAAGAAGCCGGTTATCATCATTGTAATCTTGTTCATAATTTTCTACCTCTAGACTAAATGAACTCTGCTCAGTTAATTGAAATGTTTTTTTAACACCAAACCTGGAATAATTATCTGTTGCATCAAATCTAAGTTCAATTCCAGTTGCATCATAATCATAATTAACATAAGTTGCTATAGCAACTATAACAAGTGCTCCAACTGCATAATAGTAATTGTCATATTTTTTCTTTGGTGGCGGTGGTGCTTCGTATCCACATAGTGTAACACTTCTGCCATTGCCTGTGCCTATTGCACCAGCACGACACGCCGCATCACCTAATGCTCTGGCGGCCGCTGTTCTGCTTTCTGTTGCATATTCAGAAGCAACAACAGGTTTGCCTGTAACAGCCATTGCTTGTTTAACCATTGCAGTAATTTCTGCGGGAGTCTTATTCCATCCTGTTTGAAGGAAGACATAATCTGCATTAGCATAATACTCGTTTTTGCCCTTGTGGCCGCCAATGCCTGATGTTAAATGAACCCCAACTGGTTTATCAGTAATTGACTTTAAGTGTATAACTAACGCATTAACCATTGCCGGAGACCAATATTCATCGCATTCCAAACAAGCGACATATCCTGTTACCTTATTATCAAACCTACGCACTACTTCATTGAAATGCGCCTTTTGTTCATCCAAAGATTGGACAGTAATCGCTCTGCTATCGTCTGGGGTTAACCACATAACTGGTTTTAAACCTGAGGCGTTTAGAACATCTAGTTGTGTTTCCCAATCTGCCTGTGGACTTATTTGTCCTAAATTAAATCCGCCGCCATTGTCTCCAGCATTACGACTATACAGATAAATGTGGGTGTCGCCATTTGCTTTGGCGGCCGCTCTCATGCCATTTTTATTTGCGTTTGGATGGAGATAGTTAAGTGTCATCCACTTACTATCCATCATTAGAAAACTAGCACGGGATCCGTGTAGTGAAAAGTTTGTATCATATGCATAGATATTGGGCGAGCATATAATACAAAGTACCATTACTAATAAATACTTTTTCATAATCGATACCTCCGAATTATGATTATATTTATTATAAAAGAGTGAATTTTAAAGAGTGACTATTCGATTAGACCAAACAATGCCCATGATCCTGGGTCGCCTGACTCTATACAGACCCAACCAATTGGCTGGCCAATTGCTGGCTCTTGATTCCAAATAATCTCACTTTTGTTATGCCAGCCTGGTTTTGGTGTAGCATAGCCTGAAGACATTGCAACACCGTCAAACTTAATATCACCATGTACTTCTAATGTAGCAGTGGGCTCACGAGTACCTATACCAACATTACCATTAGTACATACTGTCATGTGTACTGCTTTTTCACTTCCAAGCATATTAGTACCAAATACCAAATCAGTATTTCGAGCAGTACCTATATAACTTTTGTCTCCAACACCATCAACTACTAATTCAGCACCACTATCATTCTGTATGTGTAATGCGGCAACGGGTTCAGAAGTATTAATACCAACTCGATTAGATAACGAGTTAACGTGTAAACTGTAACCTGCATCTAGATTGCCAATTACTATTAACTTCTCTAAATGTCCTACTGTTCTTAAATTACTATATGCAACACCTGAACCTAATTCACTACGAGATAACACTGTATCATGTCCCATATGAATTAACCCTTGCTTACCTAAGTGGATACTATCTACTATTTCTTCTTGTGTAAAATTATATTTAAGATTTTCTACGGTCATTGTACCACTAACTGTAATATTGGTAACTTCTATATCATTACTAGTAAGACTTTCGACACTTAAACCATTATCATCAATATGTAATACAAGATTAGTTGCGTCATCTTTAATACCAGTACTAGAAAAATGTGTTATTGTACCACCATCTATATAATCACCACTTAAATCATTAGTGTCAAAATTAACATGCTCTATTCTAATAGAACTTGGTGATAATAATGTTTCAAATGTTGCAATGGCCATATTTTTTCCTATTGTGTTACTGATATAATATATTGTCCGCTATTACTATATATCGGTTTATATAACAGTTTCTTATGAACTGTGAAATTAGTCCAACCTGCGGTAGCAGTATGATATGCCAATTGTTTAAAAAACATTGCTTGTCGTTCTTGTGGTTCAAATGCTATCATTGTTTTATCTGTTTGGTTAATAGCATATGAATAATGCATCCATTTTTTTCTGTCCTCTTGATTCCATTTTCTGTAAGACACTAGAATATGTTCTACTCCACCAGTGCTTATATAAAATGGTTCAGTAAACATTTTATTATTAAATTTAATATTTTTATAATCCATCAAGGATGTTAATAGAATACCGTCTGAATGTAATAAAGATAAAGCATTATGCAAGTTAGTTCTTTGCTCATCTTCACTAGTTGCATATGTAAAATATTGATCTAATGCTAATACAGCATCATATGGTGGATGATCATCTTTACTTATATGATATTTAACACAAAATGCATCTAATGGCATATTGTGGTTTTTAATTTTAACATCAAATTCTTTACACAAACTATCTACATATTTGATAAGTTTTTCATTTTCAGAGATATAGCTCACATCTAACCCTTGCAAGGCAAAATCTACTAGTATACTGTGAAATTCAAGGCTTATAATTCTTTCTGGAGATTTGTGTTTTTCTTCAAATGCTCTTTGAATTATAGAAGCCTTTCGCTGAATTACTTTTTCAATCTTTTCTTTATCAATTAGAAGTGTAGCGAAATCGTAAAAATCGTTCATTAAACGTGGTGTGCTCCATTAAAGTAATATCTACCAGTATTTAGTTAAATACCAATAATACTACTTGCAAGAACTCTACGTTTTAGGTGGTTCGCCTGTAGAAGTAAACTCTAGGCCAGCATATCTACCATAATATACTTTTGCATCAGGAGTTTTTTTAAATAATTTTATGGGGGTGTTGGTGCCTACAATAGCAACTTCCAACATTCTATCATTTTTATGCAATATATCTGCTGGAGCAATTTGCCCATTATCTACACAATGTATTTCAGTTATATCCATTGCCTACGTAATCGTCAAATAATCCATGTATAACATCTATAGCATTTTCAAAATCTTCAAACACCCAATTTACATTTGCTCTAATTAAAGGATGCTCTGTCAAGTATGCGTCATCTGTGACCAGTATAATAGGTTTTTTCAAACCAATGGCCCAACCAATTTCAATAGTTGTACCATAAGATGGCCTGCGTTCATTTAATTCACGTGGCATATACGCAAGAATTAAATCACACTTTTCTGTGTCATACCAATTCTTAGCCGCTATTGCTCCAGGGGAATTGTAACGCGGGTCGTTACCTGGGCCGTATGTTTCGCCTTCCATAGGCTCACAACGTAGTGGGGAAATTCCAATTATGTTTGTATGTAATTTGTCACGAACATAACCACGCCAATCGTTTGCTTCCTGATAATTGCATTGCGCTATCGGGCCAGCAAGGTAAATATATTTTTTAGTCATGTTATAATTGTATAACAATTTGGGTAAAATGTCAAGTTATTTGTATTTCTCGTCATTCCAGTTGTCTAACTCTTTCCAACCTTCCCAATCTGGGATAGATCTGCGTATATTGTTAGTATTACGGACAATTAATTTTGCTAATCCAAATTTAGCATATATGAATGGGAAAAAAGCATGAACAAATGACATGATTGACAAATAACCCAATAAAGCACCTGCTCTACTTGCTATCCATGCGTGATAGCAGTAATAAGAAAAATTACATTTACGATTTGCCGCGATTGCGGCATTTTTTAAGTGTCCAGCCATTAACTATCTCCCTTAATTAATGTTTTTATTTCATATATTTTGTTTTGCCAGCATATCTATGAGTATCATTTGCTAGGCCGATCATATTCGAATCTTTTATACCATCTTGTCTATTTAAAAACATAGAAATAACTTGTGAAACACCTTCACCAAATGAACCTTCATCATAACCCATTTGTTCACCATGCGCCATAATAACTTCTTCAGCGGCCGCCTCCATTGTTTCAGGAGTTACTTTGCCATCATGCTGTCTAAGAAGTGAATCCCACATTGCTTCCATTGCAACAGTCCAATCTGATGAGCCCCAATCTGATGAAACTAATTCTTCACTATCTCCTTTCTTCCAACCGTCCTTTACACCTGTAGTGGGGAATTCCATATCATCTATTTCTTTACTTGGTGCCCAAATTTCATTGACTGCTCCTTCGGCCAAACCACGGCCAGGATGCCCTTGTAAGAAAGCATCTACTTCAGATGGTCTAATTTGATGTACCTTCCCAGTTTCATCATATACAAGTTCTGTTTTCTCATCAGCAGTATCAATACCTGCGGCTTGTAGGAACTGTTCTTTATTAAAACGAGGATTATCCTTCTCAAACATTGCTACTAAACGACCCGCGTAATCATTACGAGCACCATCATCACTAATATTTTTTAACATACCAGCAAATAATTCAAAATGTTGCCTGGTAAATGCCTCGTCTAATTGTTGGCCAGACATAACTTTGAGTTTATTTGTTTGTTTAATATTTTCATATAGATCATCAAAGGCTTTCCACTCTTGTTCTACACTTTCATCATATTTGCCACCCATAATGATGTCCGTCGCGCTCAAAACCGCTGATTCAGCAGCTTTAAGTTTATCAGTTAACAAATTTTCATCTACAATTTCACCATCTTCATTAATAGTAAGAGTTTCTTCTATCTCATCCTCTTCTACTACTGTTTCAGGCTCAACTTTATCCTGCATAACCAGATCTAATGTTGTTATAAAACTTTTCATCGTGCTCATAATAGTGCTTCCGTTTATATGTATTTATTAAATATCAGTATGAAGTTAGATTTAACCAAACAATATATTGACTTAGAAACTGTTAATAAGTTTATTGAATATAATTCTGATTTATCTGATGTAAAACCTATACCAGAACCACATTTAGACGTAGTGTTTATGAGTTATAATGAAAAAGCTGCTGATAAACATTATGAATTATTAAAAAAGCGTGTGCCTAGTGCTAAACGTGTAAATGGGGTTAAAGGAATACTCAATGCGTATAATGCTTGCAGAGAATTAGCAGAAACTCCTTTTTATTTTATTGTAGAGGGAGATTCAATGATATGTAAGGATTTTAACTTTAAACCACCGCAAGAATGGTTGCAAAGTATAGCATCATTAGATCACAACGAACTTAATTACGATTATGTTAAAGCAAGACATTGCATTACTTGGAATTCTATAAATCCTGTTAATGGAGAAATTGGCACTCATAGCCCAATCGGTTTAGCATTTAAATCTGATAGTCTATACAATTGGAAGTGTGATACTAATTTTAATATACCATATAATTATATAAACGATATAGACAGTAAAGAGTCGATAAAATCAATCGAGGCAGATTCATTCAAATGCGAAGGAATTCGACCGAATGCAATTGCTAGTGTAGACTTTTTTAATTCCTCTCCGTATGATGCTTGGAAAACTGGATTCAGGATGGGAAATAGGCTTACATTTCGTTTATTAAATTTAAATTCAAATTTGAAAGAAACTGAAGAAAGATTAAATCATTGGGCAACTGTGGGCGAGGAGCAAAAAAATGGTAAATACTGTATAGAAGGAGTGACATACGGCATAAAATGTGCTACAATATGTAATAATTGGATAGAAGAATACAGAAATACTTCCGACAATTATGATTGGTTAAAGAAAACTTTTGAGAGAGAATATGGAATACAATATAACACTAACTGAAACAGCAAAAAAGCAGTTATTAACAATTGCTACTAAGAATGACGTGCCTTACGTCCGCTATTTACTTGATGGCGGCGGATGCTCGGGGTTGATTGGCAAATGGGAAAATTCTACAGAGTTAGAAGATGGTGATATTACTTTCGAATTAGGAGAAAGCAAACAATTCCTTATAGATAAATTTACAATTACACATATGACTGGCGCAACAATTGATTATACTGGTGATTTTATGCCAGCATTTAAGGTTATGATCCCAGATACTACATCTTGTGGATGTGGTGAATCCTTTACGATGAAGGATTAGTAATATAGTTGTAAATATCCTTCCAATTTTTAGCAACTAAAGCAGGGCCTTCATAATCCATATTATGTCCATGTTCCATTAGTATACCGCGTAACCCCATTTTTTCGCCAGTATCTACATTTTTCATTTTGTCTTCTACCCACCAACATCCTGAATCTCTATAAGGTTCTAATGCGTCATCTTTATCAACGCCAGTATCTAAACAAACTACTTTTTCAAATGCTGTGTCACCAAACAGTTTAGACAAATTTTGTTCTCTTAAACGTATCGCGTGTCTATTCAAACTTAATGACGTGATTGCGTGAAATGCGTAACCATGTTGCTCATGTAGTTTTTTTACGTAATACATAGCATCACGCAATGGGGGGAGGAAGCCTATTGAAGCACTCTCATTAAAAAATTCTACTAATTTTTTAGCATTGTTACCAGTTATACTAAAACGCTTTGCTACGCTATAAACTAGTTTATGTCCGTTTCCTGCCGTGTGACCATGTTCTTCCATCCACGTATGAAACGCGAATTCCCAGTCTAGCAAGACACCATCTACATCTGTTAATATGATTCTATCTTTTTTCATTGTTGAGTGACTTGTGAGTAGTGTTGCCAAAGAATTTTCTTCTAAGGTAACCATACTCGTATTTACGAGTCTTTATCTGAAGGTTTAGTGGTGTTTTTATACCAACCATCTCCTTTTAAAATAAATGCTGATAACGAGGGTACTCTTTTAAATGTGTTTTCACCACAATTTGGGCAAAATTCCAATGGTTCATCCTTAATGGATTGTGTTATTTCTAAAGTATGTTCGCAATTTTCATTATCACATTTATATTCATATGTTGGCATCAATCATCCTCTCGAATAATTATTCTATGTCTAATTAATGGGTCTGCTAGTTGTATCATTGTTACTTCTTCTTGTGAACTTGCGTAAATTCTAGTATCATCTTCAAACTTTCGCATAATACGCTCTAACCATATAACTTGATTAGAATGTTCTAACATCTGCATTTCTTTATGTGTTCTGTGAGATTTTCTTGGATTTAATTTCCATACACGGACAGGGCGCCAAGCAAACCATTTATGCCATTGGCTCAATCTCTTTGCTCGTTCTTCTCTTGTTTCTTGTGTCCAACGCATACACTATTTAGTTTCATAAAAATGCTGTACTAGTAATAGGGATAGGGTTACGATAGGTTTCAATTGGTTCGCAGTCATCATCAAATCTAACGTCTGCTGTAGGACTGTATTCCATTACTAATATTTTACAAGGTTGCTTTGTTTCATTGTATAAACGGTGAAATTGTCCTGCTGGAACATAAAAATGCATATACTTTGTGAGTGATCGATGTTTTAATTTATCAATATTATCTGGCCAAGCATATTCTACCTCGCAATCACCTTTAGCAACAAACCAAAATTCGCTTTTCTTTAAATGTCGTTCCATTTGCATGGATTCGTATGGATCAATATGTACTTCTTTTACACGACATGTTGTGTCATTGTATAATATGTTATAATAACCAAAATCTTCATACGCCATACCAAATTTATAATTCTTTATTAAGTCACTTGAGGAATTCTTTTTATCATTACCACCAACACTAAACACGAACTCTACACCTTCTACTTCTTGCTCTGGAACATTGTTTTTACCACGATCTCCACCATTGGCAAATACAATAGTGTCGTCAGGGAAATGCCTTTTAACTTTCTTTAATGCGTCTATAGCAGTATTGTCATTATCATTAAACGAGAAAACTTCATCAACCATACGTAAATTGCGTGTAATAAGACGGCGTTCTTCAAACAACATAAAAGACCTGCCTTTTTTACGCTGAAGCCACTTATCACTGTTTAACGCTACTATAAGTGTATCTCCTAGTGCTTTTGCTGATTCAAATAGTGCGATATGCCCTTTGTGAATAGGGTCGAAACCGCCTGA